TTATACTTTCTCCTTTAACTTTATTTGTTTTTCGTCTATTTTTGTAGGCCACTCCGTTCCATCCCCCAGTACCACTGTATTTTTTTCACTGAATTTGTCTTCCGTATTTTTCCTATTCATTTTAGAAATCCCACCCAAAACAGGGACATCTAACAATTGTTCAATTCGTCGTTCCGATTTGATTCTATCATCAAATGAATCCAATAAAAAAATAAAACCGATACTGAGCACCATACCTACAGAGAACGCAATTAGTATCGTCTTAAAGTGATTTATATTTATAGGCATCGAATGTTTTTGAACTGGGTCTTCTGGTAATATACTCACATTATTAAAATTTAGTATATTTGCTACTTCTTTCTTATAAACAGCCGCTGTCGTATTTGCAATTTTATGTGCAAGTACAGGATCAATATCCACTACATTTATTCTCATAATCTGAGAGCCTTGTACACTTTCTGGACTTATTTGTCCACTTAATGCACCTGCAGATCTGTTAATATTTAATTCAGCCGCTACTTTTTCTAATATTACAGGCTCATTTACCATCGCTTTCAATGTATTCATCGTTTCAGCATTAGCTTGAACAATAACCCTTGCTGAGGAGGCATACAAAGGTGTTTTCATATACATACTATACATCGCTCCCCCTACCGTTGTGAGAGTCGTAAACAACAGTAGTATCCATACCCTTTTCCATATAACAGTAAATAGATTTTTTAAATTTATTTCCTTATTCATTACTTCTCCCCCTCATTTAATACCAATGAGATTCCAGTTGACATTCCCATAAAAAAACAGAAATAAAAGTAATATGTTTTATTTTTCAAATATACAAACATTTCTAATTAATGCCATTTTAGTTCTTTATACAGAACGAGTCAACATAAATTATTCTTGTTAAATGACTTCTTAATTACACCTCATAAATTACGACAATATTCACTGCAATTCATTGTAGATAAATGACGAAAAAGCCCTGATATCGTAGTATCAGGGCTTTTTTTCTTAGTATAGAGATGTATTTCGATTACGTTCTCATTGGTGAACTTGCTTGCGGAATAAATAGTTTAACATGATGCTTTATTTCATATCACCATGTCCCAAAATTTTTTGTTTAACATCTGATAAATCCTTCGCCAACGAGCTAAACGCTTTTGCTTGTTCTTCAATGACTTGTTGGTTTTTTTCAATAACTTTTTGATATTGTTCTTCGCGCTGTTCATTCTTTTTTTGTGTAGTAATAAGCATCCACACAAATAACGCTGCGAATGCTCCTTGTTGAATCATTGAATTTAAGATCTGCTCTTCTATTATTCTCACTCCTTTTCTAATCTAAATAATTACTCATTCGAGTGACTCTAATCTTTTATCATCTTTTAACACCAATATGCCCTTATAGCTATCTCTGTCTTATAATTCTTGCTAAAGCTATCTTTTATGTCATAACTTTATAAAATACAAAAACAGTTACTACTGGAATTTTTATCGAATATCTACAATGTCAAAGTGTTCCTCAGGTGTCCAACGATTCCCACCAATATCAATCCAGCCTTCTTTACGGAAGAATACTGTAAGGGGTTCTTTTGAAGTAATACGTCCTTTGTATGAGCCGTTAATTCCATCATAAAAGTTTACTCCATATCCTTCTGGGTATTTTGATATTGCTTTGAAAGGTCTCCAATAATAATGCTCCGCTTTTACCCAACGGCTTCTACCTAAATCTAACCACACATCATTATCTTCTCCCCAGTACGCATTCCAGTACAATACTTCTGCTGCTGTTGTAAAGTTCCCCTGATAGTTGCCATGTGGTCTATCATGATAGTTAATACCATAACCTTCCCAGTATATTGACTTTGCGAACCCAATCCCTTCTGGTTGCGGTGTACCAACAACGCCACCTTTACCTGTAAACCATTCAAGAGATTTTTCTCCGTTTAAGTAATTTAAATCTACATTACCAGATACGCCCGCAAGACTACCACTTTCCGTATACTGCCATAAGTCACAGTTATAGGCTGGTTTATTTCCATAACGTGGAATCCAAAGGAAATCCGCATTCACAGTATTTAGTCCATAGCTTGTATACATGTGATGTGATACATATAGACCTACTTTCCAGCCAGCTGCACGGCATGTATCAATAAATGCCTGTGAAGCTTTCGCTAAGTTAACTGCTCCACAACTTGCTAATGTATCATCCTCCACATCTAATACTAAAAATTTCGCTTCTTTGTCAGCGCGCGCCATAAAATCGTTCGCTTCTACAATAGCATCCTGAACACTTACATAACATCCATAAGCATAGTGTGCAAATGGGACACCATAGTCTTTACAACCTTGTACATACTCTTTATAACGTGTATCAATTGTCCTTGATCCATATTGTACACGTATAATAGCAAGTTCAAGCTCTTTACTAGCTGCCGCCCAATTTATTGAACCATTGTGATGAGATAAATCTGCAATTTTCTTCATTTCTATTCCTCTTCTTTCCTATATCAAAATTTACGAATAAAAAAACAACTCTTAATAGAGTTGTTTTTTTATCGAATATCTACAATGTCAAAGTGTTCCTCAGGTGCCCAACTATTCCCACCAATATCAATCCAGCCTTCTTTACGGAAGAATACTGTAAGAGGTTCTTTTGAAGTAATACGTCCTTTGTATGAGCCGTTAATTCCATCATAAAAGTTTACTCCATATCCTTCTGGATATTTTGATATTGCTTTGAAAGGTCTCCAATAATAATGCTCCGCTTTTACCCAACGGCTTCTACCTAAATCTAACCACACATCATTATCTTCTCCCCAGTACGCACCCCAGTATAATACTTCTGCTGCTGTTGTAAAGTTTCCCTGATAGTTGCCATGTGGTCTATCATGATAGTTAATACCATAACCTTCCCAGTATATTGACTTTGCGAACCCAATTCCTTCTGGTTGCGGTGTACCAACAGCGCCACCTTTCCCCAAGTAGTCTAATGGATTCACAGCATTACTCTTATTAATATTCCAGCCGCCTTTATGCATTTCAAAATGTAAGTGCTGACCATAAGCCTGTCCCGTTTCTCCCATAACCCCAATTGTTTGTCCTTGTGTAACAGAATCGCCTTCTTTAACTGTACGAGAACCACTTCGCATGTGAGCGTATACAGTTTCCCATGTAACTCCATTAATATTATGAACAATCATAATACATTCACCGTAACTAGATGAAAAATACGAACGACTAACTTTCCCACTAGCCGCTGCATAAATCGGATGATAGCCTGCTTCAGCAAGATCTACCCCATGATGATCTGGTCTGTCACCTCTAAAACCACTTGTTACTCTCGTTGTATTTGTTGGATAAATAAATGTTGCCATATGAATCTTCCTTTCTATTTTATATTGTCTATTTTTATTATTTTTAGATATATTGTAGGTTTTCCAACCTTAAAACGAACAAAACAGAGAATTTCTCCATTGTTATCTACCATCAAAATATTATTCTTTTAACCATAAGTTAAATATTATTAAGATTACCAAAGACTCTTGAAAAACTATTATTTTATATGGCTAATTCTTCTTTCCTACATTACAGTTTAAGTATAAAAAACAACTCTTAGTAGAGTTGTTTTTTATCGAATATCTACAATATCAAAGTGTTCCTCAGGTGCCCAACTATTCCCACCAATATCAATCCAGCCTTCTTTACGGAAGAATACTGTAAGGGGTTCTTTTGAAGTGATACGGCCTTTATATGAACCGTTAATTCCATCGTAAAAGTTTACTCCATATCCTTCTGGATATTTTGATATTGCTTTGAAAGGTCTCCAATAATAATGCTCCGCTTTTACCCAACGGCTTCTACCTAAATCTAACCACACATCATTATCTTCTCCCCAGTACGCACCCCAGTATAATACTTCTGCTGCTGTTGTAAAGTTTCCCTGATAGTTGCCATGTGGTCTATCATGATAGTTAATACCATAGCCTTCCCAGTATATTGACTTCGCGAACCCAATTCCTTCTGGTTGTGGAACACCGCCTGCATTAAAATCTACATATTGTTTAACAATTTCAGCGTAGAAAAAATTACCGCCATTTTTATATCGATAACCACCATTGTACGCAACAGCGATAGGATGACTATATTTAACCATAGCACCAGTTGTATTTCCAAGTGATGGCGCAACAACCGTCTTAGAATACAGATCTGCCACCGGTAATGAATGTTGTTTATTGTTAGAAGCTAACCAGCGAAGATAAGCTCGTCCAAAATTATATGATTGAACAATGGCACTTAAATCTGTAATACCATTTTTCTTTGCATCATCAAAAGCTCCTTTTAAATGCTTTACTCCGTAATACACTGAATCTTTAGGATTCTTGATTGTATTCATTGCCCATCCTTGTGATTCACTTGACTGCATAATATCCGGTGTTGTTTCAGAGTTCCCTCCACTTTCCACCATAATAATTCCAAGTACGTAAGGAACTAATTCCGAAACACCTTGTGCAGCACATTCACTTTCTACCATTGATTGCCAACGTAACACTTGTTGTGGCAGATTCTTTGTTTTAACTGAAGCAGCTAATATACTCATTACTAAACATCTCCTTATTTTCCTATTATTTTTGTCTAAAAAACTACTACTTCACTACATATGGTTATCAGCCAAATACCCATTAATCTATAAAATCACTTCATGTTGCTCACCTTCTTTCACAACAAAAAGAGCAACCATAAAAATAGTTGCTCTTTCGTCGAAATCTTATATTACTACTATAAATCACTTTTTCAATACTTTCTGTACACCGCATGTACCCTACAAAAAGGTAACATTAAAATCCATCTAAAAACTTGACAATTTTTCTTATTTCAGCGTGTTTGCGTCGAATATAGCCTGTACTATAATGCAATTCAAATGCTATTTGTTCTAAGGTCATTCCATCAACATATTTCATTTTAAGTATTTGATGATCCAGTCCTGCAAACTTATTCATCAAAAGCTTTAAATCATATTCTTCATTCATCTTATGAGCTAATTCATATTCAATTGCTTCAACCCGGTCTTCTACCTTAGCCCCTTCTGACTCAGCGGTTAATCGTACATTTTGCAAGTCCCCACTAGTCCAGCGCTTTAATTCCGCTTTTGATTTGTCTAAGTTGTATTCTAAATAAGCGATTTCTTCTTCTAGCTTCTTATAATCTTTGAGCCATTCAAACATCTGACGATTCACCTACTTCCTTTTTGTAAATTTAAATACTACTAATTTAATAAAACTTATATCTTTATTGGCTTTTTCAATCTTTGTTATTTGTAGAACATCTTTCATTTAATAAACACAACCATTTCCTACTATTTATAAATTCATTTTCTCTTTAGAATTCCAATACTGTAATTAACTCCTGAATAGATAATGAAAAACACCCTTCGAACAATCCTTGTAAGACATTAATAATCAAACAGAAATCACAAATTGTTAATACTTGCTCCAAACATTCACGAATATCTTCAAAGATGTTTAATATACCTCAAACATCTTTGAAGAATATAATCATTTAATCTTAGCATTAAGATAATACATTTTTAAACACCAAAGTCGTCGACCATTTCATCTTTTCTTAAGACTTATATTTATTTAATACCTCTTTTAATCTCTCACGCTCTTCCTCAGTATACTGCGCGGGTTTTCTTTCCACTTCTTGATTCGTGTGTTCGTCATCTTTATATAACCAATCTGGGACAAGCTCTTTTCTAGTCGAATAATTTCTACCTGATTCATTAAATTTCTTATTCTTACTCATTTTGAAACGTCTATCTAGCGCGGTCACATCAGCAAATGTTTTAACTTTTTGCTCCTTCCAATTACTCAATATAGCTTTAACGTAGTTCCATCTTGGTGCATTCTCATCAATAGCTTTATTAGTTGCATACTGAATTAACTCACTACTAAACAAATCACAAAAATCGCCTAACTCCGTAAATGCAATTTCACTTAACGGAATGCCTCTCTCTTTTAAAAAATTATAATTTTTTTTAAACTCTCTACCGAATAATATATGAGATTCTAATTTATCCTTATCATCATGATTAGTATTTTGTATTTTAGTATTTAGTTTATTAATATTTAGTAGTGTCGGATTTTCCTCATATGGCTTTCCTACATCTTGCTTTTCCACTTGTGGAATTCTCTTTTGTGGTGTTTCATAAATTTCCGTATCCCATCTTTTAATTTTTTTTGTATTTTCATCACGAACGGGATAACGCTTTACATAGCCTAATTCTTTTAGTTCTTTAAAACCTGTACGTAGTGAATCTTCTCCATCCTTTGCATGTTGAGCTAATTCACTAATATGAAAAGTCCAATCATCTGGTAGTGTAAGTGTATAAGCCAAAATTCCTTTTGCCTTCCATGACAACCTTTTATCTTTTAAACCAGTATTATTTATGACGGAATAATTACTATCTTTTTTCACTCGAATAATCCCCATACTAGTCACCTCATAAATTCTCAAAATCGATATTCAATGTTATACTTATTCAGAGATATTTTTTTATAGAATCCGCTGCAACGGATTCTTTTCTTATGTACTCATTTAAATCCATCATGCTATCCATATTTTTTCTCCTAAATCTTTCTTATTCCTCAAATTCAACATCAACTTGAATTTCGATATTCATAGAAATTTCTTGTGTTATACGAATAACATTTGGACTTATTCCTTTTTGGATAAGCTTTTTAATCTGCTGTTTTGCAGCATCTTTTGTTTTAAATTCACTGACAGTTGGTAGACCTACTAAATTGCCAGTAATCACTAAAATTTTCCGTTGCATGTTTCTTCCTCCTATTGAAATTCTGCCATATTTATTTGTGAGTTTTTAACTTTAATTTCTTCATTTAAAACTGTTGGAATTGAATATTCTTCATTAATTATTTGTATAGCTCTATCCAAATGATTACGTTTAATAGCTTTATAACTATTCACACCAAACTCTCGATGTAATTGACTATAAATATCGCTATACAGCTTTTTTCTAAGACTGTTATCCTGATAAGAATTCGAATTTTTACCCCCCAGTAACAAAACACCTAACCTTTTTACAGCCTTTGTTATTTCGTCACATTCAATGGCGTATAGCGGAGCGTTTTCTCGTAACCCCTTCACTTCAGTCTTAATCTCTTGTATTTCTTGCGTATGTCCTTCTAAAGCTGCAAACGTTAACTTTAGGACTCCCATAGCATCCTTTGGTATTTTGTTCTGACTTTGTATATACCTCCTCATCCGTTTGAACTCTTCAATACATTTTATTTTCGTTTGCACAGATTCTCTAGAGTTATACCCCATAGCAAGTAATACGAAAGCTTCTTCAGTTAAATTGTATTTAGACATGCGCTCACCCTGTGAATTGATATAAGTGGACTCGTAAAAATTTCCTTGCGCAAATTCTTCACCCGCATATACAATATTTTTACGAATATCCTCCAAAACATAGTAATGATCTTTCCCGAACGTTTTCGCAATTACCAAACTATCCGTTACTACCTCACCATTAACTTCAAATACTAGTTCACTATGTACTAATACTTCGGTTAAGTGATCCATTCTTATCTCCTCCTCATCTTTAATTTTCAATTACCTTCCTTACATTTACATACCCTCACATCAAGTGTTATTATTTACCAGTTTCCTTGAACATTAACCAATCCTCAACATTCAAATTATGTGATTTAATATAAAATATTTCCTTAACTCTACAATAAAGCTTTGCTTAATAATTTCGTTATCGAGTTAAAAATTCAATATTTTATGTTCCAAAAAAGTAGGGTTTCTTTTCACACTACAATTCGGTTTGTTTTCTTCAAATTCAAAAAGATATTCTAAATTATGATCAGGAAAAAAGGTTTCCTTAATTTCAAGAGCCTCATCATAATAAAAACGAAATTTACCATTAATTTTGTCGCACACTGTTGCGTAGCGAAGATTCAGATGCGAAGAGATTTGGCTAATTACAATCCCTTTTCTCGCCATCTCTGCACGCAGATTCGGATACATTAGCTCACCTCCTTAATTTTTATACGAAATTGCGTTCATTCACAATTTAATATATACGCATTTCCGTACAAAGTCAATGGGATAAAAGGAAAAACATACTCAATATCGTATGAAATACTATTTACTTATACATTCAGCTAAGTTATGATAGTAACAAATATACTCAATATCGTATACATTTTATATGAAGGATGGTGAAGTTTATGGAAAAAGCAAAGATTGTAACACGCTTAATAAAAGAAGCTGGATATAGCAAAAGAGCTTTCGCAGAAAAAATCGGGCTCCCTCCCACAACACTGCAATCAATGTTATCAAGAGGAATCGGTAAAGCATCTGTTGATAATGTAATAAAAGTTTGTAAGGGATTAGGGATCACTACTGATGATTTAGAGGTGCTCACAACTAAAGGGCATAATACAGTTAAAGAAGAAGTTTCTATTTATGAAACCATTCAAAACGACCAATCAAACATTATCCATATCCCAATCATTGGTTCTGTCGCAGCCGGTACACCTATATTCGCTGAAGAAAATATCGAAGGTTATTTACCAATGCTAAGTACATTTTTAAATAAGCGTAAAAAGTATTTTTATCTTACTGTAAAAGGCACTAGCATGAATCTCGAATTCCCTGATGGTTCTTATGTTCTGGTAGAAGAAACTCCTTATGTTGAGAATGGGCAAATTGCTGTTGTAAAAGTCAATGGTTATGATGCAACTGTGAAAAAAATCTCAAAATCTGGAAGCATCATTACTTTAATACCATTGAGTAATGATCCTATCCATAAACCACAGACTTACGACCTTTCAGCTGAAGATGTAAAAATCATTGGTCGCGTTGTACAAGCAGTAAAAAATTATTAAATTTTTAGCGCTAGCAATTTATTAAAAAAAGAACCGATTCTAATAAAGGTTTATTGGAATTACCATCTCTATTATTAAGATACTCTTATACTGAAGATTTTTAGTGGCTGTTTTGTGGTTTCTTTTCATTTTGCGCCACTTGAAGTTAACTTTATAAAAAAGAAAAAGCCCTGATACCGTAGTATCAGGGCTTTTTTCTCTCTTAGTATAGAGACATATATTGATCGCGTTCCCATTGGTGAACTTGTGTGCGGAATATATCCTCTAGATTCATCAAGTTTTAAATCGCACCAAAAACGTTGATTTATCAAGGTTTTATAAAAGTGATGTCTCATAGTGATTCATCACTTTTTTTAATTTTGTGGGTGAATTGTGGGTGGGTTCGTGGGTGCCCCCACAAAATAAAACAAACCTAAATAACTTAGTCCTGTTTTATTTTTTCATCTGTTCTTTCCTATTTAAAATATCCTTTTTAAAAAACAACCTATCTCGAACCATCTCTTTAATAGGCACCAATGTCCCCGACTTCACCAACTTATTTAAATTCTGCCTCGAGCATTCTAAAATCTCCAATGCCTCTGAAGTATTCACTATTTCATCATTTACGAATTTTATTAGTTCTTCCTTAGTTTCAAAGTTATACATTTTTCTTCTCCTTTAAATAGAGAGTAATTATATTTACAATCATTAGTACAAACGATATTATGCTAAATACTATTAAGACATAGCCCCATGTGTTTAAATTGTTATAATCCAGTATTGCTAAGATAAATCCTAAAATCAAAACTACGGGAATATTCGTCCAAATAAACTTTTTCATCATATTATATGGAATGTGTTATAATCTTAGTTACAAGGGAGATTGCTCTCCCCTGTGGTGTTATTCGGAGTCGACTTCTTGGCGGGAGCGACTCTTTTCTTTTTCCTCTTTGATTTTGTAGTATGTATCTACGCTGTTTTTAACAACTGTTGATACTTGGGAAAAGAATGTTGCGACTGCTGTTAGCGTTCCTAAGATTATTAACCAATCCACTTTGTTCACCTCCTGTTCTTTATATTCTTATTATACACTTTAAGTTGACTTAAGTCAACTTAATATCAAGAATTTTTTCCTATAAATCTAATTTTATCCTATAAAATAGCCTAACCCTCTCATTCGAGAAGGGTTTTTTATTACTTATTTTTTAGTACATTTACATTATTTCAATTTGTATTAAAAGAATTTGGTATAATTAGCTTAATTTAAGGGAGGGAACTAGTTTGAAGGTTATTCAATCTATATTTAGAGGGTTTCGTTTATTAAGTAAAATTATAAATCCTATATTAAAGGCATTATCTAAAAGTAAATTTTAATTACATAGAAATAAAAAAGCCACCTAATAAAATGGTGGTTTTTTACTGTAAATCAAAATATTAAACACAATTGGATTTATATGTTAAAATTCAGTGTGTTTGCATTTAAATTTTATAAAAATGAAAGAAGGATATAAAATGTCGTTAACCAGTAAATTAGATGCTAAAAATAAAAAAGATAAAGAGTTTAAAGACATACTTATACATGTCGAGCCCGAGAAGGGAGATTACTACACATTAAGTGGAAAGTTGCCTTTCTCCGAAGAATATAGCATGCATGTGCCATATAATTTATCTAATATATATAATGCAAGTTTGGTCGGAATAGCTTTTGACTATTTAGCTCGATTTAGAATTGCTCAATTTGTAAAAGACGAAACTGTAATAAGAGATCTGGTGGCTTATAACGGATTTAAAAAATTAAACAACTATATTGATATTCCAGTTGAAATTTTTGATTCGTGGTTAGAAAAAGTATTAATGTTTATTAATGATAATTCAATATCAATCTCCCATTTATACGAGATATCTGTAAAGTTAGCTAAGTTAGAGCAAGTATCTCGGGCTAGGATTAATAAAGAAACTATCAATCGGGACTTTTTTATTATCGAAAATAGTCCCGACGAAGTAATTAACGAATTAGATAATTTGTTGAAGTTGTTTGAAAAGAAATTCATGATTCCAGAGATTATTAATGAAAAGAGTAACGTAATATTTAATCCTAAGTTTGGAGTGTCTTCACTTTTAGTCAGTGGAGCAGATGCAGACATATATATCGATGGTGTTCTTTATGATTTTAAAACAACAAAAGACAAATCGCTAAAACAAAAAGATAATTTACAAATGATTGGCTATTATTTATTAAATGATTTAGCAAAAGCGACAATATCAGATGATTTAGGCTTTAATTACACCTATATGGAAATACAAAAATTATCATATTACAAAGCACGATTTGGTGAAATAGAGTATTACGATGTTGAGAAACATTTACCATACGAAGGTGTAAAACCGAAGTTAAAACAATTAGCGGAGTATTTTACAAAAAATCCAGGAAGATTAAATTCAGCACCAATGTTTGCTGATGCTGAAACTGCTAAAGAAATATTAGAACAAATAAGTACAGATGCACTTTAAATTTATAAAAAAGAAGGGTTCCACAGATGCTGGAATCCTTCTTTCATCTTACTTCACATACACATAGGCTTCATTTGTAGTTATATAGTATGTTTTACCTTTGCTATTATATACTTTATATTGTGATGATCCATTGACAGTTACTTTTTCATCGATTGTAACCCCTAGTCCTGCATCTAAAGTACCAGCCACGTCTTTATCATGCCAAGATGGAGATTCATAGAAACGTAGGTTGTCCACTTTAGTAACAACACGCTTCCCTACAATAGAGGAACCTACTGTGCTTTTCTTACTAAACTTCACATAAGATGGATTGTTCTTAATCCATTGTTCACCGCCAAGATTTAACCAACCACCCTTTTCAGCCCATACAGCATAATATAAATCATTAGCATCAATTTATTACTTTCCCATTCGTGTTTTACCTCTATGTTATACTACATTACCTTTTGAGAACTATAACAAACACATATGTTGGAAAATATATTTTTTTGAGGAAACTTTAACCATTTATTGTTATAATTATATCCGCAATATTTTTCCAGGAGGGTTCCTATAAAGAACAATAGGATAATGGACATACATACTAGGCACTCCCCTTCTTTAATACGTTCATAGAAATATAGAAAGGGTTTATACGATGGGAAAATTCCAAAGTAATTTACAAACAGCAACACAAATTGCTACGAAAATGGGATCAGCTTCTGACAGGGTTCAAAGTGCAACAAGTCGTTCTATAACAAAGGCGACGCGTACAACACTATCTGTTAACTCCAAAGCACAGGAAGCGAACCAACAAGTTTTAGATTTGACGAAACAATTTTCTGTAGCCTTTCAACAAGCGGTTGATAATATTCATTCGGTAGCTAACGAGTTTGAGAGAATGGATAAAGAACTTCAAAATATTTTTCGCTAATGTGATAACCTACGTAAAGTAAAACGGTAGGAGGAAAAAGATGAGTCAAGACATTGAAAAACAAATGAATCAATTAAATCAAAAATTACGAAGTGTATTTGAAGAACAGAATCGGAATCAATCTGCGATTCAAACACAGGAACAAGTAGAAGAGGATTTTCATGTATGGAAAAATCAAAACCATCGTTTGTTTGACCGTATTTTAGGAACTTGGCATAGAGATAGAGAAATGTCATTGTTTTTTATGAATATGAGTCAAGATGCACAATATATTGAGCGAAAACTTACTTTCGAATTGGAAAATCAAAAAGAAACATTACTTAAGGAAAAACGAAATCTTAGTGACTTAGAAAATGACCTTTACTATCAAAAACAGAATCTAGCAAAGGAGGTCAATTCATGAGTTTGAATATGTATCTAGGGGAAGTACATACGCAAACACAAAGTATGAACGCTGTATGTACCGCTACCATTCAAGGTATGGAACAAGCTATTCAGTCGATTGATGCTTTTGCAATGGATACTGTTCTACAAGGACAAACTTATAGCAGTGCAAAAGCATTCTTTGCACAAACCTTTCGTCCATTAGCACAAGGAATCATTTACTTGTGTGAAGAACTAATCCGTCAGAATGATGCCTTTCCAAGTCAATTTCAATCACAGGTAGCTTCAACAGATGTCATCGAACAAGAAATACTAGAACAAATTCGAGGGATTGACCGAATGAGAGCAGGTGTTGAAGGGATTAGTAATGTCCTTCCAGCTATGCAAGCGATGATGGGTATTTTTGATATGATGAAACGGAAACTGCAAGAAAAGTTAGAACACCTGCATGAATTCAATTATACTTCTAGTAGTAATTATGATACAGCACTCCAACTAGCCACTAGTATTGCTACGGGGCTTGCAGAAGTACAAAGTGGAAAAGGTTTTAGTCCTACAAGTGGTACATTTAGTACACAAGGGTTGAATATGGAATGGGCAACGTCTATTCAAGCGATAGAAGAAGATAGGGCACGTAAAGCGGACAATTCGATTAAAGATGGAGAAATGTGCGGTAGGCTAGAGGAGAAATCTCCGATTAGAAAGGCTTGGGACGATAAGGTAGACGATGTAGTTAAAATGTTCGAAACAGTAAAAAAGATGTGGAATGGTACTGTAATCGGAACAGGGAAAGCTGTTGAAGATGAAATCAAGTCCATGGAAGCTTTAAGTAATATGGATATAGGAACTTTTATTAATGTTACATATGCGATTTTACATTTGGATGAAACGACAAAAAATATGTGGCATGCATTTTCAAGTACTGTGAAACGAGATATTATAGATGGAGATGCAGAGAGCATTACACAATGGACTACTTATGGATTAACCCAAATAGGCATCGGTCTAATTCTCGATAGGGGACTAGGTAGAGCAGGCCTCGTCACAAAAGGAGCAGGTGGAGCAAGTACATTAGCTAAAGGCGTAACGCTAGTAAAAGAATTGAAGCAAGTATCTGATATTTTACAACCTGTTAAGAAAGATGTTTCTTATGCTTTCTCTGGCGGAAATAATATACGCTCTAAATTTGATATACCTGATTTTAAACAAGCTGAAGAAAAGCTATCAACTCATCAGTTTGCTAATTCTGGTGGAAATACTAATACTAATGCTATAAAGCCAGGAGATACTAGTCCGTTAGCTCCAGGAGGAGGATTAATTGCCCATGAGGCAAAACCTGGCCAAAGAAGAGGTGGTCACTTAATCAAAAAACACGTAGAAAAAACGGATGCAGAACTATTGCAAAGATTACAAAGTGACCCTAGAATACCAGCATCATCATCTTTCACTAATAGGGCTATAGCCGAGAGAGTAGCTAATGAAGTTTTAAGTAATCCACAAAATATAGCAAAAATAAATAGGTGGTTAAACAATCCTAATAGCAGACCAACCTTACCGCTAAGATATAACGGTAATAGTATACTTGGACGATATGTCGAAAGAGGATCAAATGGTGCTTTAGATGTGGAAAATGCTGTGATTGTTTTGAAAAAAGATAACCAAGGAAGTTTTATTATTACAGGATATCCAGAAAAGTAGAGGAGAATTTGTATGGAAAATAAATATAGCCATTATGAAGAATTAGGTGATTTCTTAGCAGGAACATTTCACCAAGATATTGAATCACCTGAGGAAGCTCTTAATGAATTTATAATGGAAGTTACTAAAATATGTATCGAAAATACCAAAAATGATATACTTTTGTTTTTAAACAGTAATCTAACTGATAGTGAAAAAGAGGAATTTATTAAATATAATGCTTACATTTATTTCCCTGCATTAAACTTAACAGCTATAGAATGGTTACAGCAGACCCTTGAAATACTAAAAGAAGCTATAAAAAGTAAAGAATAAAAACTAAACAAAGCCGACTCAGCTTGATATGAGTCGGCTTTACTATTACTTCACACTCACATACGCATCACTAGCCGTAATGTAGTACTTATGCCCCTTCGAATTATAAACACGATACTGCGGATACCCATTGACATTTACCTTTGCGTCGATTGTAAATCCTACTCCTGCATCTAAAGTACCAGCAACATCTTTATCCTGCCAAGATGGAGAATCATAGAAACGTAGGTTATTAACTTTAGAAACAACACGTTTGCCTTCCACAGATAAAGATTCTTCTTTATAGCGAATGTATGATGTATCGTTATAAATCCACTGATTTCCTCCAAGGTTTAACCAGTTTCCTACTTTACCCCAAACTTTATATGATTCACCTTTTTGTAGCTTGCGGATGACATTATTGCTTGTGGATGGTCCAGACCGAAGGTTTACATTTTGACCATCAATATAAGCCACATCACTTGCTTCTGTTACACTTCCAGATGGTTCTTGTGGTTTTGGTTTAACCGATACAGAATCACCATTATATGCCTTTAAAACATCGTTTCTAAATTGGGATTCTGATACACCATGACTCTTTAGATATTGTATTGGGTCTTCATGATCTGTACCACCTAATTTGTAAGTAATATCTTTATGAGTCCATAGCCCAACACTTGGATGGATATTTCTATCTTTTAATATTTCTGCAAGCAACTTTACATATCTTTCATACGATTTTTTGAATTTAATAGAGTCACTAGTTTCAGATAGCTCTACATGTACAAATCTAGCATTTGCCGCTGGACCTGCACCCCATGCACGATATTTAGTAGATGCAATCTGAATGTTTTCATCCCAATCCGTTGCATAATGCACAAAAGCATTTCTCCATGTTCTAGCTTCATAATTTCTAATATTGATAGCAGGTGCTTCTGGTGTCGCTGTGGAATGCGCTACTACCCCCTCATATGCACCGACACCATATCTATATCCTTGCTTTGGTAAATCTGGAATAATCATTTCTCTATCTGCAAAAACACTTCCTACAGATGTTAATAAAATAATAGAAGCCGTTGCAACTGAACTTAATACTTTAATAGATTTTTTCATTTTACATCACCATTCCCCATAATTTTTTGTTTGATATCTGATACATCATTTGCTAATGAACTAAAGGCTTTTGCTTGTTCTTCAATTACACCCTGGTTCTTTTCAATGACCTTTTGATATTGCTCTTCACGCTGTTCATTCTTTTTTTGCGTAGTAAAAAGCATCCACACGAATAATGCTGCGAATGCTCCCTGTTGCATCATTGAATTGAAAATTGCATCTTCCATTGTTCTCATCCCCTTTGCAAAATAAAAAGAGCAGCGAAATCGCTCCTCTTTGTTATAAAAACCGTATTTTATTCAAAATTAAAAACAACTCATGGATGCCCTACTTATTTAAACGTATTTAGTTAATATTGATCTGCTGATAATGCTTTTTCTATCATTCTATTTTCTACTTCTTTAACATGTTCAATTGTTACTTCATCAGAAGCCCCTGGTCTCTTTCCAGTTAGCTTTACATAATCTTCGGCACAGATAAGACTTACTTTACCGAAAAGCTCAATCTCGTAAACTCTGCCGCCCTTATTACATAAATCACATGCAGTAGCAATCCGCATATTCAACGTGCCATCAGGAAGTCCCCAAACTTCAACTTTTGTATCTTCCTTGATACCGCAAAATTCTAGCATATCGTTTGGAATGCTAACGGTGACTTGATTTTCACCTTTCTTCAAATCAACTACTCTACCTAAGAATGGTGACTGTTCATTAGGTGGCATTGGACGCATAAATTTGTCTGGATTCATACTCATCTCCCTCTCTATGTTCTAGAAGTCATATTTGTGAAATCAACATAATTCCATCTACCATCATGGAAATACCACCCTAAACCTAAGCTACCATTTGTATAATGAATAGAACCTGCATTAGCACCAAAGTATCCACCACATACGTTAATCCCATTACATTCAATTGATTGTGTCGTTGCAACAGGATCTTTTGATTCAATTCGGAATCTATTCTCATTGTTGTAAAGATGACCAATGTAACTTCTACGTTCTCCACCGCCACGGGGATAAAAACTGAGTCCCGCACGATCAGTCCCAACGAGTGCCATCATTTCACCATTGCTTACGATTTCAAGTGGAGCATTCATATAGTTCCATCCGTTCACATGATTGTACCGAATTGTATTATCTCTTGTACCAAGTGCAATTGTAGAAAAAGGCAGTGTTCCGTTTACGAGTTCTCCATGTGTTGTATCCCAGTTATAAACGGAAGGAACGTCACCTTCCACCAACTGAACACCTGATACAGCAATTGCTTGCATATTATTTAAGAGCCCCTCGCCAAATAAATCAATATAAACATAACCATTTCCTTCTACATAGTTACTCGGCACAGTGAAGGTTAAAGCGTATCTTACTATTTTCCCAGTTTGAATGCTTGGTGCATCGTAAGTTTTTGATGCTCGTCCAAGCTCCACGGGAGTGTCACCGTTATATTTACCGAAAACCGCTCTCATGATTGGCTTGTTTGTAATGTTTACACGATTATCATTGGTAGTTGCTCTGAAATGAGCCGACAATGTGTATTTCTTACCTGGTTTTACACCATCAAATAATGTAAAACGAATCCAATTTGACAAATCTATCCGCAACGGATTAACCATTGGCTCATAATTGTTAACCACTGGTTTCTCAATATATGGATTAGACATAATTGTCCATGTAGGACTGTATTCAATCTTCAAAAAATAATTATTAAAATTCTTAAAAGAAATGTGTGAAAAGTCATGATCTGGAATGAGATTCTTCCTTGGTGTTACTGAAAATTTCTGCCCACGCTCATCTTCAAAAAAGAAGTCAGCCATTTTTGCTGTAATACCATTCTTATCGATCGTAACTTTCCCATTTTCGATTTTAATTACATCTGCATTAATACCTGTTGCAGTGAGCCATTTTACAATGGTATCAGCGTTAATCTGCAACTTAGCAACATTAATTTGAATCTTTTCAGCTGTTTGGTTAATAGCCGAGATAATATCGCCTTTTTGGACGGTACTAGTAATCGCTTTTTCAGTTACCTCAATACGTCCCTCTTGTTTTTCTACATACGCTTTATCCGCATATCTTCCGTCAGCCTGTTGTTTTGTATATACTTCGGTTTTTACTGCAGCAAGTTTAATTCCCTCCGTATTGGCGGAAATAAGGCGCTCTAATTCAGTTGTTTTCTGGTTGTAATCTAGTGTAGCTACTTTATTGGAAATATCTTCAATCATTTTATCAACATTAGTTTGATCTTTTGGATGCAACCAAAATTCTGTAGCTACTTTACCACGCTGCAGCATAGGCATGCAGAACCAAGCTCTACCATTTCTTTGTACGTATGGTCGAAACCTTACAAATCCAGTTCCTGCCGGAGCTTTAGCTGTACAAATAGCTCTGACCCAAGTATTGTTAATGATTTGAACTCTTTCTCTAGCAGTTGAAATTCGGGTTGTTTTATTTGATTGCCAAAATTCCAACTCGATAAATACACCATTATCAATTGGAACTTTTCCATCAGTGTTAAAGTAAGCAGAAGTAACAATATCTTCATTAGGAGAACAATCTATAAATTGACTAAAAGCACCCCACCATACATCCTGGGTTTGTCCTGTAGTGTTCATAGAAAACGAATTGTATCCTTTATACTTTAGGTTAGAATCTATAGAGTGCCCAGTAGCCCACCCCCAGTATCTATTCCCTTGAGTAAAACCAGCGTCACGAATCTCATTAATAGATCCAAGACCGCCAACATAATTCTCAACATCTTTCATTTTCACAGCCATCTCAAGTGCATCAGAATGTTGTTTGATTGTAGATTGAGCATCAGAAATCTGTTTACCTTGTGCCGTTTGTGTTTCTTGTAACTTGCCAACGTTTTGAGAAACACCTTCAGCCGTTTTCTCTACTGCTGTTACACGCTTATCAAATCCATTTTGATTATTTTCAACTTTTGTTACTGTTTCTTTGATTCCATTTACACTTTTTTCAATCTCGGTTGTTTTCTTGGTGAAGTCATCGGTTGTTACTTGGTTTTCTGGAGCTGGTGTCCAATCCTGTGGTTTGTTCCCTTTATATAAAGCGACCCATTCTACAACAGCTTTTGTAGTATTACTTGGAAAGTTATATAAACTTAACTTCCGTTCATTTCCACTTGTAGCCGCAACAGCTTTGAAAGTTACATAAGTTATTCCATTAGCGTAAAGACTTGTTGCATATCCAACATTGTTAGAACCGCCATTCTGCCAAATTCCAAATTTTTGACCTTGTAGGACACTTCCTTTAATTACAAAGGTATATTCCTCACCTGTAGAGAAATTTTCAGTCGCATTGTATTGATTGATTAAATAATCCGTTTTTTCATATTTAACATTTGAATCTAATAGAAGGTTACGTCCTCCTGCTTTATCGTTATCAACCTTCTTTTCTACGCTCTCTAATTTCTCACTGATCTTCCCAGCTTTCTCTGTAATTTCAGTTGTGGTTTTCTTTAGATCATTTGTTGTTTGCTGCACCTCAGAGATTATTTTTTTTGTGCCTTCAGAAGTCTCTACTACTGTATTTAATTTTTCAGTGATTTCACCGTCTTTTTTTGTTAACAATGCAATAGATTTAGTAAAACCTTCGTTGGTTTGTTTCATTTCAGAGACAGTTTTATTAATTTCACCTTGAGAGTTTTGTACATTTTTAATTGTTAGAGAAACCTCTTGGAGATTTTCTTTCACTTGCTTGAATTGTCCAGAAGTTTCGTTTTGAGCTTCTTCCACTTTCTTATTTAATTCTTCTTTTGTGGACTGAATATCCTTATTGACCTGTTCCCATGTTTCTTTCTTAACGGATTCCACATCAGGAACAACAGGATCCCATTTACCATCCTTCCACAATTTCAGAATACCAGGCTTACCTTTGCTGATATCTTGCCACAACGTTTTTCTATCCTTTAAGTTTTCTGTTGGTGGATTTACGCCTTCAATAATATCAACGGTATTATTCTTCAAGTTTTCAGCCACTTGTTCAGCAATTTTCTTTGCTGCTTCCGACTCTTTTCGAATGACTTCTGTTTCTTTTACGTTTTCTTGAAGTTTCTTATCTAGCATATCTAGTAATTCTTTAGACGCTTTATTTGATAAGCTACCCATGATTTGTGCATATAACCTATCGATAAGGCTTCGTGTATCTTTGATTTCACGATAATTACCAAAGATATATTTATCTTTCGATGGATCGGTGTCGCATTCATCCGCTGCTATTAACCTAGCTTCTAAGAAAAGTGGTGGACTAAACCCTGTATCTTTTATTCGTACCGTATCTCCTTTACGAACCGATTCATGAGATAAACCAAACACTTTTTCAAGCGCTACTGCACTTACTTCATATGAAGTAGAACTATCAATTCGCTTCTTTAATTCTGCTTCGGTTAACTGTTTGAGTCGTTGCTTCGTCATATCTTGATCTTCTGTTTGCGGTGAATAAATATCGAATAAATGCTTGCCATCTTTTGACCAACGTTGTAAGGCATCATTATTTCCTACATAAAGTTTGCCATTGTTTATTTCTTCAAATGTGAGAAATTCACCAGTTTCACTATTTTGTGGACCAACACCTACAAGAGCGGTTACTACATCTTGACTATTCTCAATACGCCGGATGCCTTGTACATCCTTTCCTAACAAGAATTCTTTTCCGTTGTCACGTCCTACTTTTTTTATTAAATCTATATACCGACCGACAATAAAAGATCCCATTATTTCTGTTCTAAAACGAATCTCAAGTTCAAACGTAGATGCGATTTGTTTTAAGAGATCAAGCGGATTTGTGAAATCTTTAATGTTAATGGTACGTATACCAACATACTCCGTAATCCCACGTTTCCATTCTGTACCTTGTAAAGCAAAGTCCATAGATTCATTGACTGTAGTAGCTTGCAAAGTTTGTGGTTTAATTACAGTTTCTTTCTTTAGTTTTGTATGTTCACCAAGTGCGTAAATCTTTTTCGGACGACCTGTTGTATCCTGTTCTACTTCTGTAATAATGTATGAAACAAAAGTACCGTCACGAGTTTGTTTAACGACAAGGTTCTGTTGTATAAGTGATGCGGCTATCTTTGTACCATCAGCTGTTGTGAACTCAAATTTATCTTTATTATCTTTAAGGTCCCATTGGCGTAAATCATCCCAATAATCCTGTTCTTTGATAACACCTATGATTTGTTCTGTTTTAAAATCCACAATATGTAATAGATTATTTGCTTTACTCATCTGTAACGCTCCCTATACGTGACATCTACCTGTCCAATGTTGTTTGGGGATATTTCGATTTCATTCTTTCCTTTTTCAATACGTATATAGTCACTCATAAAATCCTTTATATTTATCGCATCCGCTCCGTTAATACGAATACTTGCATCCGATGAATCAATTTCTACAAGATCTCCTTTTTGAACAATATAAGGTATTTGACGTTCTGTATTGCTGTTTACCTTTTGCACTTTAATATCATGCACAGCTGCAATTAATGATGGTGCATCATTAAACGAACATATATGCACAACAATTTGAGCTACCTTTTTCATAAAGTTATTGCCCGTATCCCACCATTGTGCGAATTTTTCTGTATGGTAATTTCCTTTTTCATCAAGCAAAGCAATATCACCTTGCCAATAGTTCCCTACTCGCGCAATGTGTAGACGGCCGTAAAAATCATTCCAAGTTGTACGATAATAACCAGTTTCCGCTATAATCAGGTGATTGTAGTCACCATTTCCCGCCATAACTTCACCAAAATTCTCGCTAGAATTTCTATATGCATCAAACATACCTACTTTTCCGACTACAACGCTGCTTTCATCTAATAAATACAGTTCTACACGTCCCATAGTTGCAGGGTTTAAGTTTCGGCATTCAACTATTGCATCAAGCGTGAAGTCTTGTAGTGGTCCACCCGTAATACTTCTTTTCACTGCTGGTCCATGCCAGAATTGACCTTGCCCATAATCAGATGGCATGATACGTGCGCCATCCGCTATCATTTTCCCTGCTACGATTCCATAATCTGAAACAAAATCTTTTCCCACTTCCGTCCAACCCACTAGAGAATTCGCTTTATCATGCATAACCAATTCATACCGACTTATTGGCGTTTCATCTATCTTAACTGGATATCCTATACGAAAATGTTGATTTCCATTTTTATTTATAATATCGATGAATGTGGAAGGATTCTCTACCTGTATCTTGAATTTTGGTTCTGAAAATACACTTCCTTCATTCAAAACATCCATTTTAATAATATTATTTGGTTCTAGTTTTGCTTTTGCATTTCGAATTGGTCCTAATTTATAAGGCATTGGACAAATGAATTTGATTGTTCCTATTCCAAGTGTTACAAATTCATCTGGATCAAAGCTATCATCCACAATTGCTAAATACGTTCTGTTTGGTTCTACGTCAAAAATAAGCTCTGTTGGTTGATCAGTTATTAGCCAACTTGCAATTTCCTCTTTCAACTTTTCTAAGTTAGATCCATCAGGTACTATAATTCCTACCGGAATAGATAAAACGCGCATTTCTGTTTGTGTGTTTAACAGTCTTGCTCCTGGATATCCTGGAACGTTTAGAAAATTTCGTTTCAATGGTGCCCAAGTAGGTCTTTTCCATCCTTTCGCAATTTGAATAAAGTTTTTACGCATTTTGTTAAATGTAAAAGAACTCATGTTGACACCTCATTTCTTTATAAAATAAAAGAAACCCAAACCTAAAAGGCTGAGTCTCTTTGTTTTTCTCTTTCTTGGTACTCGGTTGTATATCGATACGTACCACGCGCCACATCTCGCCCCTCTATAACAACAGGAACCTCAACAACCAAATCACCACCAAGCATCGGAATTGCTCCGTCACCAGATGATCCAAATGAGTTATTAAATACTTGATTTGATACACTGCTTGTCATAGCTTGTCTACTATTTGACATACTTCCATACACACCACTCATAACAGACTTTAAAACCGATAATTGGCTCATAGAACTAGCCATCATGCGACTCATATCACCCATTAATTGATTCATAGTCCCAGTAATACCGAGTGATTTTTCTTTCGATGATAAAGGTGTAACTGTAATTGAATTACCCTTCTTCTTAAATAACTCTGGTCCGGCTTCTCCTGTGATAAATGAACCATCACCTACAGGCTTTCCACCTTTAGCAAGCATTGGTACATGAGGAATAGTTGGTGCACTAACACCTGGTATATTGTTTAATAATTCTGCTGGTGTGTTAAAACCGTCTATGAACTTATTTATGATACGAATAATTCCATTAATCGCTGTTTTAATACCGCTTTTAATTCCATCCCATACACCTAATACAGCTGATTTCATTCCTTCAAAAGCTCCACTAACAGCACTTGTTACCCAACGAACAGGAGTCATAATTGCATCTTTCAGTCCATTCCAGACAGAAGATGCCGTTGATTTAATACCTTCCCAAATGTTTGAAAGCGTAGATTTAATACCGTTCCAAATACTACTGCTTGTACTACTAATCATATTCCATACAGTTGAAATAGCTTCTTTGATGTTATTAAATACAGAACTTGCTGTGGAAACAATTGAGTTCCATAAGCTAGAAAGGAAGCTTTTAACCGTATTCCAAACTGCGCTTGTTGTGGAATTAATCGTGTTCCATGTATTTACAATCCAGTTTTTTATGGAAGTGAATATTGGCGTTACAAAAGCTACTAAACCATTCCAACATGATTGTAAAAAATTCTTAACTGCATTCCATACTGCACTTGTTGCTGAACTGATTGTATCCCACACGGTAATAATCCAAGACTTGATTTGTTCAAAAATCGGCATAACAAATGCTACAAGCCCATTCCAACAGGAAACTAAAAAATTCTTAATTGCTTCCCATACAAAACTTGTAGTAGAACTAATGGTATTCCAACATTCAGAAATAAAATTCTTGATACTTTCAAATATTGGAGTAGCAAAGTATAAAATAGCCGTCCAAATCGCTTGTAAGTATTGATTAATGAAATTCCATACAGCTTGGATCACTGTAGAAATACCATTCCAAATCATAGAGAAGAAATCAGCAATCCCTTGTAAAACAGGAGTTACAAAAGCGACTAATCCATTCCAAGTCTCTTGAAAGAATGTAGAAATAGAAGTCCATATTTCTGTAAAGAACGTCGCTATGCCCTGCAAAACTGAAGTTAAATATTCAACTATCCCATTCCAGATTTCCATACAGAAATTAAAAATGGATGTCCAAACACCAACGTATGCTTCTAAAATAGTTGTTCCCCACGTTACAACAAACTCTACTATGCCATTCCATATACCTATTAAAAATTCCTTAATTGAGTTCCAAACTGCTGTTGTAGATTCACTAATGCTATTCCACGCTTCACTTGCCCATTGCACAATCCCGTCCCATATTCCTACTAAGAATTCTCCAATTGCATTCCAGGCATCAATGGTCCATTGCTTTATGGAATCCCAATTTTGATAAATCGCAATACCTAAAGCAACAACCGCTGCAATAATTATTGCGAACAACGCTATCCATCCCATCATTGCAGCCCCTACACCCGATATGACAACAACTATTGGTGCTAAAGCCATAAATGCTCCTGCAATTACACCAATAGCTATTGCAATAGCTGCCAAAGTAGCCGCTAGCTTTGGATTATTAGAAATCCAATCAGCTATTTTAGCAACGACATCAGCTATAACTCCAAGAACAGGTTTGAGAGCCGTTTGTAAATCTTGCATTGCCTTTTGGAATTTCACTGCTGGGCTTGCATCTATTTTAGAAGTAGCACCATGTAAGTCCTCTACTCCTTTTTTCAAATCAACTTGTTTACCTTCTGCTTTCAAGATGGTGTCTATGATTTTCTTTCCTTGGTCTTCCCAAAGAGTACCGAACATCTTCGTGCCAAGTGCATTTCTGTCTGTTGCATTTTCAACCCCAGCTAAGGCCTTGGTTGCTTCAAGCATAGCTTTTTGTCCATTTTCACCGCCACCAGCAATTGCCTGACCCCATTTTGCAAACTGATCTGCCGAAATCTTTGTTTTATCTAAAACCTCTTGCATAGACTTATCTACACCGGCCCCAAACTCAGCCATTTTGATACGTCCTTCTTTAACACCCGATATGTTCAACAGGACTCGCAACATCCTGCCAGTTCTCTTATAAACTTCTGTATATCACTATACAGACCAGACTATATCATCATCTTTTATATAAGATGCTCCCCATTTCGGATGTCATTAACTTACACCCTACGCTTTTCAGCTAGTCGTTGCACGTTCCTTTGTTAAAGGCTTCGCTCAGTATTGTCTCATTTGAGAGTTTCACTGAATTAAAGGAGTTTTCTATGAATGTCACCACTCATAGGGACAATTTTTCATCCAAAAGGTTATCGATATTCCAACTTTTAGTGTCGACTCCTGCAGACAGAATTCCTTGGACTTCTTTCGCTGAAAATCCAGCTTGAACCATCTGATCCCCATATTCAGCGATAATATCCAATTGTTCTGGTGGAAATCCTGTTTTTAATAATGTATTAACTAATCCCAATGCTTCCTCGTTAGTAATACCTAACGTTGCACCAATCTCATTGGTTTCTTGTATAAGTTCATTAAAATCAATTCCAGCGTAAGATGCTGCAATAGTCGCTGCCCCTTTAACCACAGCGGCATTTGTTTCATCAGAAGCATCCTTATTTAATGCCCATTGTCTGCGAACACCTTCTAACGCTTCTTCAGCGTCAATACCATAAGTACTAACTCCCCTAATAGCCTCTTCCACTGATTTTTTCGAAGACTCTGGAACATCAAATGTGATATCAATTTTTGTTTGTAGACTTGACATATCCATTGCTTTTTCAATAGCGGTTGCAATACCGCCACCAGCTACCAATCCACCTATAACATTTTCTAATCCTATTTTTAATTCTTCAAACTTTTTCTCTGTTTTTCCAGCTTCCTGTTGTAAGTCTCTTAGTTCGTTTCGTACTTGTTGAATCGAATTACCAGCATCTACGGATCGAAGCGCACGTTGTAACTTTTCAATATCGGCTTCTGTTCCTAATGCTTCTCTTCCGATAATTCCAATTGCTTGATCTAACTGCTTACTGGTAGCCGTTCCACTTCGAATTGCATTCACAAGACGATTTCCTAATGCTCCCGCAAAATCATCAACACTTTTCCCAGTAGCGCTAAACATTGTTTCTAATTGTCTTGTTGAACTTGCTACACTATCTTGTTCAGCTTTCATGTTTCCAAGCTTATTCTTCAGGCCATTAAGCGATCCTTCTGTAAATTCAATTTCACGCCTGAATGCGCGGTATTGTTCTTCGGAAATTTTTCCGTTTTGGAATTGTGCTTGGACTTGTTGCTCAGCTGCCTTTAATTTATCTAACTTTTGTGTGGTGTTTTCAATTTGCTGAGTCAGTAACTGTTGCTTTTGGGCTAAAGCTTCAATATTACCTGGATCAAATTTTAATAATCGTTCAACATCTTTAAGCTCTTTGGTTAAATCATTACTACGCTTGTTAACATCTTTTAACGCATTTTGAAGTCCAGTGGTTTCTCCGCCGATTTCTATAACTATACCTTTAATACGGGATGCCATGTTTCCACCTCCTCGGAGACATAATAAAAAGCACTCTAATTGAGTGCTTAATCATAATATTTCCATTCTAACGGCGTTCCATCTGATAATTTACCTGCATATTTCCTTTTCCCTTTACAAACTAAAGAAATCCCACTATTCCTTTCGCTCATTCCAAATTTTCTCAATGCTTCAGTAATACTAGGAAATACTTCATTCGTTGTAAGACAAATTACTTTTTTTGATTTATACGTAGAAGCTTTGCGTTTTTCGAATAAAAAAATTTCATTTTGGTTATAATCTTCCTCAAATCTCCAAACGATAAATTCATTATTATTCAGTTGTCCCGCATGTTTTCTTTTCCCATTACAGCACATAGATATATGACTTTGTAGAATTCCCGTTTTTTCAGATGCTTCCCGTGTACTTTTGAAAACCGCACCAGTATTCACAAGAATCACTTTTTTGGGATTTTTAATATTTTTTATCTTTTTTAATTCGTATTCTTTACCTTCTTCATAATAAGCAAATTGATAATATTTATTATCTTTTCCGCGAACACACTTGTTTTTTCCTGATAAAACATTAAACAACCCACCATAATTTGCATCGATATCCTTACTCGCTTCGACAATCGAATCATATACACGCCCCGTATTTATACAAATCACTTTTCTTGCTCGTGGATGTTCTCCACCGATCCAACCAAGTTCCTTAGTATACTTTGATAATTTACGTTTTGTTTGTTCGTGTAGTTTTTTATTAGTACTTCCGCCGCTTTCTAAATTATAAGAAAGATTTTTTTCTTGATAAAAAGAAATCCACTCAACTTCTAATTCATCAAGTTCATTAACTGCACATTCGGTTATTATTGAAAAAGAAAATGATGTTTCTTTATATTTATTCCAAGCATTTTGAAGAATGAGATTATCATGATAATTATTCCTTAACTTTCTTCGATGTTCATACATTCTTCGCTTGTAATTTCGTACTGTCTGTCCTATATAAACCTTTCCATTAACTAAATTTTCAATTTTATAAATAACCCCTTGCTTATCCATACCATCACTCCCCAATATAATTGTATCAATTTGATATCAATATACAAATATTTTGCGGAGATTAATGTGGGTAAAATTTCTGCTAACAACACAAGGTACGATTTAACAATTGAAACCATTTTAAATGAGTACATCTCTAATAAATAATGATGTCCATTTAGAACGCATCGAAGTCTTTTTGATTTGCTTTACGGGCTTTCTCTTTATCTGGATTCTCCATTTCTGCAAATTCAGCAATATAATCAAAGCAATCACCGATTGTCATTACTTCTAAATCCCAACTCGTTAATTTTGCTTTATAACAAAGAGCAAGGAACAAATCAGTGGTGAATTCTTCATCACTGAAAGTCCCTTGCTCTTCATTACTTTTCTTTAGTTTTTTTTTGCTCCCATTGTACTTTGAATCATATCGTTAATCTCTGGAATGATTTCATAAATAGGGAACTCTTCAAATCCGTCTAGCCATGTAATTGGATCCGGAAGATTCGGATCCGCAGTTTTAGCGTATAACCAAACTAAATCATAAATTACTTCAAAATCTATTTTCTTTAAATCTACATTTGAGAGGTCAATAGAAGGCTGAGAACCATCTTGTGGTGTAAATGTACCAATAGCTCCTAAAGCCATCATATCAGCAAATAAATCACGTCTGAATTGCGCTTTATAACGCTTAACAGTTGCTGCTGTACTTTTCAGTCGAACTTGTTTACCATCTATTACAATTGTTTTTTCCATCTCATTACACTCCTTTTGGTGCTGTTGGTGTTTTCACATAGACCTTTTTGTACCAATTATCATGGATTGCTGGTGTAGTTTTAGAAGTTGTCTTTGTCTTAACCATCGGTCTACCACCAGTTGCTAGAATAATTGGACTCGCGACGAATTTAAGCTCGTTTGTATTCGGTTCAGCTGAATTTGTTTTTGATTTCGATGAAATATTAGGACGACTCGCCGAACAGTTATACATGACATGACGAGTTGCTTTCACATCACCATCAAACTCAAATAACAGCGCGAATGGTTTACCTTTTGCATCGGCCAACTCATTTAATACACCATCTGTCTCATCTAATTGTTCACCTAACGCATCAATTACAAATTGCTCCGGAAGGAGTGCAATATTTAACGTTCCTTCATAACCTTGGTTATTATCCGCTGAGTAATAAAGCATATCGTCGGCATAGAATTCAATTAAATCACCGCGTGGTTCATTTGTTAGTTCAACCGCACCAGGCATTGGAATTGGTGTTCCAAATGTAACTACCCCATCTTTTGTTTCATATGTTGCATAATGGACATTTTTCAATCCAAAACTTACTTTGTTCTCACTCATTTATATCAACCTCGTTTCATAATTTTTTTGAAATAGGTTTTCAGTTTCAATAAAAACCTCATAGGATTCATAAGGAATCTCATAATTGTCTAGGAGTTTTTCAAGATTTGCTTCAGCAATTAAATCTTTTTTATTTGTATAAAGCTCGATACTTAAGTTATTTATCTTGTGATATACCTTGTTATCAGCCATTAAATTCGCTGATCCGTCCACAAGAAAACAAATATAAGGTGGCGCTGGAACCGGATTAGTTGGCGTTGCTGTGAAATGTGAATAAGCCACAGGATAACCTGTAGCATCAAGAATTTTCTTTAATTCACCTAATGTCATTGTTGAATCGCCCTTTCGACACGTTCAATTAGTTCATTTATTGCTTTTTCTTCTGCCGGAGCAATGTGAACCTTAGCTGCTACACGGCCACCATTTGCTTTAGCATGTCCCTTTTCCAATAAATGTGTAAGTTGTGGTTTCAATGCATTATAAACAATGATTGCACTGCCATCTTTCTTTTTCCGCCAGCCTTTACCATACTTTCCTGTTTTCTTAGGACTTTTTTGTTTCAATTCATTAACAAGATCAGTCGCAACCTTTTCTTTAGCATCTTCTATATCTTCTTCTACTAAATTAGCGTATCTTTGCAATTCCCTAGCAATATCACTTGCCAGAGTATCAATATTAGACACCTGCTTTCACCTCACAATAAAGTTCGATTTTTTCATCGTCTCTTTCATACGTGCGGTAAATGCTATATTTTTTATCTCGGTACTTCACTTTTCGTTCATCCTGGTAATCACAGACATGAACAATCAATATATGACTGGCCTTGATGTTACTTTGTCCAGCTTGAAAGAATTCTGATTGAGGGACTGATTTTTTCTTACAAAATACCTGTCTACTAAATACTTCATTTTCCTCAACTTGACCTAATTCGTCTTTAGTAATTGTTATTACTGGGAATAGTAAAATATCATTCATTTATAGTCACCCGCTAAAGTTAGATGATTCTTAAGCATGTTATAAGATGCTAAAAAACGTTCTGCCTCTTTTGCGTCTGAAATAAAATTAGCTTTTACATACGTAATAATTGCTCTTTTAATTAGAGGATCAGTGTCATCATTTGCCTTGAGATGAGAAACACCAGATAACTTCAAATCATATCGAGATGCTTCAATCAAATCTTCAAGTTCATCATCAAGAGCATTATGTGAGATGCGTACCGCTTTCTTCACAACATCAAGCATCATACTCATTCACCAACTTGCGCTAGCTGTTTTAAAGCTTCCAAAGCGGCATCTTTACCTTTAATCTTTTCACCATTTGGAAGTTCGTAATATCCTCCTCCAACATGAACTGGTCCTTTTGAGTCTTCTTGTTTATCTATAATTCGTTCTTTATTCAAGAAACCTTCATCTTGTAGATACATTACACGTTCTGCATCATTTGATTCATATGAATTTGCAACACTATAATGAATGAAAGTGAATTTATCTCGAAAAGCTCTTTTTACAACATATTTATTCAATGGTTTCCCACTCACTGTTAAACCTCCTTATACCATAAAGAAAAGCGACTATTATACAGTAGCCGCTTTCTTCACTCGTAAGAATCCATTTTTAGAAATTACGTTACCGCCAGCAAATACTGAGCCTCTATGAGCGATCATACCCTGCTTGAATAAGAAGTCAGTTGAACGTTGCACATCCATATCAGAGAAGATAGTAAGTTGGTAGTTTGATAATGGACCATAGGCCATATTGTATTGACCAGTTGTAGTCGCTGCATCAGATACTGCTTTACAAGCACTATTGATGATGAATGGTACGCCATCAATTGTTCCAGAATTCCCTTGGGAAACAACGTTGTACACTTTTTTACCATCAGAAGTACGAAGTTTAGCGAATGATTTTAAATCCTTCTTATTCAGAATTAAAACAGCCGCATCTTCAACATCTTCATCTCCACCATAGCTATAGATAATGTCATCTAGAGTGGCATCATCAATTTTTGAGATTTCTAAATCTGTTGCTGGATCAATCGCTTTAGCTGCTGTTGAAAAAATACCAACAAGTCGATTAGTTGCACCTGTACCAATTAAAATTTCACGAGTTAACTTTTTACGAGTGGCTACAGTGATACCTTTCATGACTTCACCATCGTAATCAGCTGCTGGTAACTTCTGAAGCTCTTCTGTGTCTTCTGAATAAGCTGTAACCTTTGTTTTTGTGATGTCTGCATATCCAAACTTTGTCTCGACATTAGCGTAATCAGTACCTTCAGTTTTATAATCACCTTCACCATAGCTTTCGAGGTATGGTTGTTGGTAGCTCTCTCCACCCTTTAATGTTTTTGTAGATACACGATCAATTAATGTAGATACTTCATTGAAAGTAGGGCGGATATCCGTTGCACTATGCTTAGGTAAAACTACATTACCACTTCCAACTGTAACGGCACGGTTTTCCATTAGAGCTTGTCCACGTTTTTCAGAAGTCTCTAATTCTACATCTTGTTTCTGAGGTTCATTGTTAAATATTTCAACTGTACGCATTTCAGGCATTTGATTATTATTAATCTCCTCTGCTTCTTTTAATAACCTTTGTCGTGTTTCAATTTGTTTTTGTGTTTCTTCAAGATCTCTTAGTTCTGTTTCTAATGCTGCTAAATCTACTTCCTTATCGCTTTGTAACGTTGAGCGAATTTCTGATTTCCTAGTTAAAATTTCTTGTAATGTTTTCAAATGACTCTCTCCCTTATAAATATGTTTTTAAAATTAGTTTTTCACGTAGTTCTTTTTGATTGCGTTCCTTCACAAATTGTTTATATGGGTCATGACTTCTAGCTGAAACTTGCGAATCAGGATAAGCCGGGAACGCTACTGGACTAATCTCTAGTAACTTAGCTTTTGTTACACTACGAACTACATTGTCCGGATCTGATTCATCCCATTCTTCTTTGACCATTTGGAAGCCAAAAGAAACACCGTCTACATCACCGCGTTTAATTGTCTCGTATGTGTCATTTCCGAGTGTTGTATTGGCTAAGTCTAGTTCAAACCTTAGTCCAATCTCATCTTCAAATAAACGAAGAGTACCATTTTTAGTTCTTCCTAACACTTGTGATGTGTCGTGGCTCCATAAAGCTAATTGATCATCTTGAGTCAAGGACTCTGTGAAAGCTCCTTTTTTAAACTGCTCTTTAAATCGTTGCCAATAGCCCATTGTTACAGATTTCATTTCCCATTTAACTGCATAACCAGAAATTGTTCGAAGGCCATTTTCTAATTCCCTAATTTCAAGAGCACTACTCAGTAGTTCCCTCTTTTCCGTCTTGTTCATTGTCATCACCTCCTTCATCAGTGACATTCCCTTCCTTGACTAAAGCTGTATCCAACCTTCTGATTGGCTTGTCTCCACCTTCAATTGGACCAAGTGAAAGAATTGCTCTCCATTCATTTGGCGTTAATGAGCCTCTGTCTACCATCTGAACAAGATTCATCTTTGTACTCATTGAAGCGTATTGAAGAGAAGAGGATTCAAAGATAATCTTGTTACCAAATCCCCTTTCTCGACGTGAAAAAAGTTTCCTGGTATATTCTCCAGCAAGCTGCATCGCAAAAACCTCTATCTCTGACTCGTAGTAAGCATTCCACTCATCTTCGTTATATTTACTCTGAATTATATTTTCGTTTGTATTAAAGAAATTATAGATACGTTGAACAGTTTCTTGCATCTGCTTGGAATCCGGTACAAACGCTTCAGGTTTCACTTGTTCTAAATCATACCTAGGATCAGAAGAAGCTGCTCCGCCATCATTTGAGATATTTAAATAGTTATTCACAAAGTTTTTGACCTGACTATCAATATCTTCTTGTTTTAATACTGACTTAAACTTAAGAATCCACTTTACTACAGCACTATTTTTTATTGCTTTAACAATCCCCTGATCAGTGGTTGTAACAATCTCCATTAATTGTGCTAATGCATTACCCGGGTGTTCTCCGAAAAAGTCATTATCATTAAAGTCTTTGCGCAAATGAATGATATCTGTATACGGAATCGTCATTTGCTTACCATTTTTAAAATAAAACTTTAAAAAGATGTCTCCCTGCGCCCCTTCTACAACTTCAACTGTTGTACATGGAATAGGATAAATCTCAGTAGGATAACCAAAATCATCACGCTTAATATAAGCGAATGCATTATGATTCAACTCCAATTGAACAGCCATTTTCTCTTGAAACATTTGTCCTGTCATCAATGGATTTGGCTCTTCCAGTAAAAATCTCATATAAGAATCTGGATTCACCTTAAATTCAGTAGAGTTATCTCGTATATGCTTGGCTATGAGCTTACCAACCGCTTTTGCTTTAGGACGTATACAAGCTCGTATAATATCACTTTGATAGATGTCCCCATTCCACGCAAAAAAACCTCCACCATTATCGTTTATCATTTCAAAACGAGTTGTAGTAGGAGCCTGTTTCTTTCCAAATATCTTATCAAATAACCCCAAATTCTCACCTCCTTCTTAAATCATGTTGAGGTAGTCATTTCGTTTTTCTTGAAGAACTACATATGCATTTAAAAGTGCTGCTGTGCCATCAATACGGCGTCGTTGGTTCTTTGTTTTATTTGGTTGTATATTTAAATTTTTATCAACGTCTATTGCTGTGTTGGAAAGACACCACTTGTCAATTGTGTGGTTATTATAGTTTATTAGCTTAGATTCCAAGTCGGCTCCTAAAAGTTTCATAGGGCTAGAAAGGGTCTGTTTACCTTGTGCAACTGGAATCATAGCTTCCTTCCCGAAATACCCTTGCATGTCCTCAACCCAGTAATTCGCTGACCATTTATCATAGCCAATCCAAGGTAGATAAATGCCATATTCATCTCGTATTTCTAAGAACCATTTCGTGACAAATTTATAATGAACGGAATTTCCCGGTGTTGTTCTTAATATTCCTTGCTCGTGCCATAAATTATATGGAATTTTATCTTCTTTACTTCGCTGCTCCAATAAATCTTCAGGAAGCCAATACATCTGCTTCACATAAATATGCGGGTCTTCTGGGACCATAAAAATAACCTTCGCTGCTGTTAAATCGGTAGTTGAAGATAAATCACAACCACCAATTCCATAGGAAGGCTTTAACTTTTCTATATCGAAAGTATCAGGATTATTTAGTTGTTCAAAAGTCAGCCATGCCTCTGTTGATGTTTCTCTTATATTAAAATCTTTTGTTAGTAAGTTTTTTACTAGCAAAGAATTTGCTTTTGCCTTGTTTACCTTTGTTTCAAGTTGGTCTACTTTTTTTATCGTGCCAAGCCCAGGATTGGCTTTCTTCCACTTTGATGGGTCAGTCCATTCCTCTCGTTTATCCAACTCATAGATTATAGGTAAAAAACGATCATCTTTATATCCATCCGGATCATCAAGTCCATTTAACAACATTTCTGCTTCTTCATACTTCATATCATACACTGACTCTCGGACAGTCCCTGCTGTTGTAATCATAAATATCATTGGCTGTTCTCGTGAAGACGTACCATCTACAATAACATCATACAAATTTTTATCTTTCCAAGCATGAATTTCATCCATCATAGCGCCATGTACGTTAAGTCCATCTAAAGTCTCACTATCAGAACCAAGTGGTTTAAATGTACTATCATTCCATTCAGAAACCATTTCAGATACTAAAGGTTTAATACGCTTTAATAGTGCTGGTGACTTCTTTACCATTCGCTTTGATTCTAGCCAAACTAATTTCGCTTGGTCTTTCTTAGTTGCTACCGCATAAACTTCTGAACCAGGTTCCCCATCTGCTATTTGCAAATACAATCCAATACCTGAACCAACAGTAGATTTTCCGTTTTTACGAGCAACTACAAGTAATACTTCTCTGTATTTTCTTGTGCCATCTATTCCATGTACAAAGCCAAATGCTGCTGCAATAAATGCCTTTTGCCATACTTCTAAAACAATTGGTTTTCCACCCCATTTTCCCTTTGAGTGCTTACAAAAGTTTTCGATGAATTCAATGGCATGGTTCGCTTTCTTTGAGTCGTATTCATATACACTTTCTTTATCACCAATATCACTAACTAATTTCTTATATATTCTACGAACTTTTTCACTAACAATTTCTTTTTCCGATTCAATAAGGCTGTAATATTCAATGATTGGGTTATAAGACAAAGGATATTGTATCCTCATTTATTCATCACGAAGTCATCAAACCCATCATCCTTCTCCTTACTTTCAACTGGTTTTTTAGGTATGTAATCACCCAACTGCTTCATTATCGTTTGATAACTTTTATTCATAGCTATATATCTTCTTGCCGCTGGTCTTTCTCTTTCATAAGGCTCTTGATTCTCTGATTGCGAGAACATTTCATCGTAACCATTTTCATCTAGATCTTTACGAACATCTTCTAATCTTACACGCAAATCTGCCGCTTCAACAATTAGCCCCTCTACTACCAAGAGGGTATCTTTTGGCATTTCTTTATATATCCGTCTAAGTCTGGTTATCTCTTTATTAACCCGTTCTTCTTTTGTTAATTCCTTCTTTATTGCCATAAATAACACCTCATCTCTTATGCATTTTGGGTAGGGGGTCACGTGAAATGACCAATTTATTTTTTGAAGGTATCTCATCGGTCCTTCGAGAGCTTGAAAAAGATTTTGAAATGGGGGGGCTTTTATTTCTTTGGAAATATCAGCGTTCATTTTTCATTTTGATTTTTATTCTTTTTTTATTAAATCCCCATTCTCATCAAACATTACTCCTTCAACAACTGGACTATTCTTCTCATGATGTTCACGATTGTGGCAATCCTGACATAAGAGTTCTAAGTTATGAAAGCTCAATGTTATCTCTGGATTATTTATATTCTCTGGTGTTATGTAATTCCGGTGATGAACAATTGCACCTGGATTCTTGCAACGCTCACATAGCCCATGTCTATAAATAAAAAAGGAAGCCCTACACTTTTTCCATGCAGAACTTTTATAGAACTTTTTTGCATAGTTTTTCGCCATTAATCCACCTCAAATTATTCTTCTTACCACTTAACATTAATCTCTTTCTACCTATACAAAATTTATAAAATCTTATATTTTGATGATTAATATTCCAAAATCATGTATAATTCATTTAGAAAAATATTACAAAGGGAGGTTTTTACATTGAGTAAAAACAACAATGAATCTAATAATCTATTTAGTAAAAAAACTACACCAGATAATAGGGATAAGGTTAATCAAAACAATGACAGTCTTATAAATGAATCTCTAGACAACATAAATCATTTATTATTACAACTAGAAAAAGAAGCTAATAAAAAAGGAAAGAAATAAAATGTCCAAGTTACAAGATGAAGGCGTTAAACATATAATTAGTTATATTAATGAACATAATTACCATTATATATATTTTATTTTAATATCCGCATTACTCCTTTCCTCCGCTATAACTTGGCTTATAGCATCTAGGAAAAGCAGAACTGAGATTTTAAAATTAAAATCCGAAATAAAAAAGCTAAATGTAGATCACCTAAAAGAAATTCAACTAGCTAGGGATAACCATAATAAAAATTCTAAAGAAATTGAAGTACTTTTACGTAATATCCTATCATCAGTAACACGGTATAATTCGGACTCCTCAAACGATAATATGATAAAAGTGCAAGAAGATTGGATGAACTTAACATCCTTTTATTGTAATGATTTTATTAACTCCTTTGAGCGCTACATTGAATTAAAAACCTTTGATGTTACCAGAAAACAAAGAAAAACTATACTTAAAAATGATATCTTTCATTTTTTAAGTGTAACAGAAACATTTTATAGAGCTATAAATGATACTAATATACTAAATATAACAACATATGATAAATTTAGGTTTACAAAAGAAACTTTTATTTACCGTATAATTTTCATAAAAGAAAATACATCTTTTGTTAATATAAAAATCCGAAAAAATCTTTTTGAAAAATTGAAAAACATAGAGATAATTACTCCACCCCAAAATTTTTTAATAAGATTCTATAAAATTTACTTTATCGCATATTGTTAATAAAAAAAAACGGAAAATTAAATTTTTCCGTTTTTTCTTTTAGATTCCCCTATTTTATAGACATGCAGATGTTCCTCATATATCCATGGCTTTTGTACGACAAAAATAAAGCTTTTATCTCTTATTGGACAGACTTATATTGAATGCAAATATTCTAAATAGCTTTCCTCTCAACAATTTATATTATTTTATAAAAGTATATAGATGAATTAAACGCATTACCTTTACACGTATTATAACACGTGTTATAATACGTGTATAGAAAGGAGGGAATAAGGGAGATGGACATTCTAGATATGTTAGACAAAGTAAGCGGGATTTCTTCTTTCATCTTAGCGATATACATACTTCTCAAAGAAAGCAAAGAAGAAAAAAATAAGCGTCCTCAACGCAAAGGTTCCAGCCGACCAAGCAGAAAACCTAAGCGAAGAAAACGCAAGTAACCCATTGGGAAACTCAACCAACTGGTTGGGTTTCTCAAAAAAATATTATCATCTCCCATATCAATATGTCAAAAACTTCATTGATTTTAAATACTATTTGTTTATTTTTAACAATTCGTTTCTTTATTGTTACCGACTTTTCTAATTTACAAATGTTAGACACTATCTACCTAATAGTTATTATTTTATGGATTCTGGTCTTCACCATTTCGATTATCAAGAAATTTAAGAAGTAAATCCATTACACTATATTTAGCAGGAGGAAAAGCTAATGAGCACTTACCAAGATCGCTACATCTACCCATCTGTTTTTGATTTTTCTAATGAGAAGGTTACTGTTACATTTCCTGATTTAGCAGATTGTCATGCTAATGGTAATAACTATGAGGATGCTTTTGAACTGGCTAAAAAGACATTAGCAACTCATCTATATGGAATAGAAGAAAATAAAGGCACTATTCCGCCCGCATCTAATCCAACTTCTATCCAAACTAAAGACAATCAAGTTATTGGCTTAATAGAAGTATGGATGCCACCATTCCGTAGTGAAATTGAAAATAAAGCCGTAAAGAAAACATTAACTATTCCTCATTGGCTTGATAAAATGGGAAAAGCTAATAATGTAAACTACTCACAAGTGTTACAAGATGCATTAAAAAAGCATTTAGGTGTTACTGAAAATAAGAACGTATAAAAGAGATGATTTATCTTCATCTCTTTTTTCTATCTCCATAATAAAAGAAATAACCCTCTATATTAGGATTATTTCTTCAACTAATTTTATTCGAATGCCTTTTTAATAATTTTATGAGTTCCAATTAAAGAAAGACCTAACAAAACTGTTCCCAAAAGAAAATAAACTATAAAAATAAAATAATACATATACTTGTTAGAATCTATCGGTAAATACGGGAACCAAAAAATAGTTAGTAAAAACAATAGTGCAATAAGCATCAACGTCAAATAATTCATATAAAAATTTTTGTTCTCTTTTCTAGCTTCTAGACTTTGAAAAGCTATACAAGCAATTGCAATCCCAATTAAACCTATTATTATGCTTATCCCTAACTTAGAAGTCTCCTGAATCATCCCTACTAACATTTCCATATTTCCTATAGCATTAAATACTACAGATGATAATGTAAAAACCGCCAACAATATAACTAATTGGGCGATTGCTTTAATGTCTTTACGCAATTTTCTCATACAAATCAACCTCCTCTATACAAGAATAAAAGGAGGTTGAAACAAAATCAATAAAACTTAATATAAAGTTAAAATATTTTATCATAATACTTATCTTAATTAAGCTTTCTACAAAAATGACTATTCCTCTTCATATGGTCTATATTTACTACGCAAGACTTCTAATTCTTTCTTCTTCTCTTCAATATCTTCACGTAGAAATAAACTCACTCGCTCCATCTTCTTAAATGGCACAAGTTTACCATCTTTAATCATTTTACTAATTCTCGCTTTACTAATCCCTAAAACATCCATTACCTCTGGTGTCGTTAATACCTCATCATGTAAAAAAGAAAGCAGTTGCTCTTTATCCTCAAACTTGTACACTTTATTCACCTCTTTTTTCTTTAAAAATCCCATAAAGTCGTAATGACGTATTTATTATATAAAGGACTAAAAGAATGATTAACACAATATCCAAAACAGTTTTAAAAATACTCGCTTCAACTGAATCTCGAAAATACGCAAAGTAAAACAGTGTAACGAAAATAATTAAGATGTTCGATGAATTACTTGTTTTCTTCATATTGTTTACAAATTGGCAAGTTGTTATAATGTGTATAGAAGAGAGAAGGTGGGCTTCTCTCTTCCGCTCAAAATCATTTTCGTTTACGTCTGGCTGGGCGTTTTCGTTTGGTTTTGAGCTTTTTTACTTTTTCGTGGATGACTAGGACTTTTTCGATGATTGTTAGTGCTGTAAGTATCATTCCTAGTATCAGTGCTAACTTTGCCAATTTGTTTCCCCCCTTTCGTTCTTTCTATATTTATTATACCATATCTGTTTACCTAAGTAAACAGATTGCATGCATTTTCTGATTGTTTTTTGATGTTTTTATCAATTTAATTTCTAATCAAATATACGTTTCTCCTTTGATATCTTGCTTATCTACTACCAAAAACCAAAACAAAAAGCACCCAATCGGGATGCCTTTTGTTCTATAGAAAAAACTATATAATGCCCTTATTTTTTATGGTAATTTAGATGCCATTCAAAATACTCAGCATTGTCATTATTCCATGTTAAGCACTCTTTTCCTTGGAGACTCTCAATATAATCCCTTACTGACTCTGGTAAATTATCTGTATTAACCAAGCTAATAATTTCTCCATTCAAGACAGTAATGTAACCTTTCTCAAATAAATCATCACAACCAAATTTACACATAGGTATGGCTATATTTTCAATATCTAATCTTTCTTCTATGCTACAAAATGCTCTTTTCTTAATATGTGCAGCTACAAGTAAATCTATAGGATACTCTTTCCCACAAATTCCACAGTTGCAAGTTTTTTTGTCATTAAACAGATAGCCACGTAATATCCCTTGCTCTTTTCTAGCCTTGCCTTTTATCTCATTATCCAATGAAGCACTTTGTTCTAATTCACCTATGATGTCTTTAATACTTTTCTTTGTTTCTTCCTTTGTACTAATTGGTGCATAAGAAGAACTATACAAATCAAAAGTACTCATTATTATGTTACTTTTCTCTTGGTCTAGTACTCTAAAGCCTTGTATTAGATTTCCCTCTTCATAATCTAATAATCTATTAAAGACACTTAAACTGATGGCTTGATGCTTTATTTCATCTAAGAAGTAAATATACTCCCAGCTTTCACCACTATCTGTTTCTCCCCACAGATGCTTTGCTAATTCTAAATTATGTACCTTATATGCGATGGTAGCAGATGCAAAAATTTGCTTATTCGCTGAAAAGAGAGTTATATCTCCTCTTTGAATCTTTTCCCATTGCTTTATTTTCTGTGGACTTGGAGTTATCCCCCAAACACGGATTAAGTTTCCTTTATAAATTTCGGATAACTTATCAGCATCCTCTTGTTGTAAGAAAGGCTTAATTTGCTCAAATTCAATGCCATTACGCATTGTGGATTGAAAATTAAATTTAGCTACTTTATTCCCTGTAGGTTGTAGTATTACGTTGTACATACACTTACACCTCTTCTGTTTTATTTAGTTTTCTATAGTTCGTTATATTTTTTATTCGATCCAAATGACTTTTCAACTGGATATTTCCTTTGGTTTTTCTCTATTTTTTTTTGAATTACTTCTTCTATATCCAAATTCATTTGGTCAGCCAATAGGATAGAATAAATTAATACATCGGCTAGTTCATCTTTGATGTTTTCAAGATTTTGTTCTATTGCATCTTCACTACTTTTCCACTGAAAATTCTCTAATAACTCGCTAGCCTCTAAAGAAAGAGAAATCGCTAAATCCTTAGAGTTATGAAATTGCTTCCAGTCTCTATCATCTCGAAACTTAAGAATTTCCTTTATTGTATTTTGATTCATTTTTGAATCCTCCCGCTATTATCCATTGGTAAATCCTTCTACAATTATATAAAACCAATTGCTTCCATTGCAAAAATTTAGATATACTAATTTAAAAAAGATAGACTGATAATAAATATAATTTACTCGGAGGAATACCTATGAAAAATAACAATCCTTGGTTAAATGAAATTATAGAAATATTAACGGAGTTAGATGGAGCTGGAACACTCAGTCAAATTAAAACAAAAGTTATGGAACGTAATAACATAGACCTAAGTAAATATCAACATGAACAATCAATAGGTGCACAAATTAGAAAGACTATTTATTATCACTCTAGTGAATGTGATATTTATAAAGGCGAACAGGACTTATTTTACGCTGTAAATAGGAAAGGAAATGGATGTTGGGGATTAAGAAACTTCGATAACAATAATGATTGGGATTTCATCGATCCTGAGGAGGAATTTTCTGAAGGGAAACAAATACTTAGAACTCATTTATCCTATGAACGTAATAACAAGCTAAAGAGCATTTTAAGCAACAGCATGGCGGGAAACTCTTCTGTGAAATTTGTGGTTTTGACTTTCATAAAACATATGGTGAATTAGGAAAAGATTTTATCGAGGGACATCATACAATCCCTGTATCTCAACTAAAAGAAGGAGAAAAGACCAAAATTGAGGATATTATAATGGTGTGTGCCAATTGTCATAGAATGTTACACAGACGTAAACCATGGTTAAATGAGAAAGAATTACACCTTTTATTAAATAGATAAACTTCCATTAAGAAACTCATTTTCTTTNNAAAGAAAATGAGTTTCTTAAGTAGATATAAATAGAAGAACTGATAAATCCACTACATAATAACTTGTCTGTAGATAGCATCTTTATATGTATGGCTTTTGTATAGCAAAATAATGCACTTTCTATTCCTTACTCACTTCAAAATGTTTCTAGCACCTTCTGTGTTCAGTCATCAAGTACGTTTATTTATTCTAATTTTTCAAACAGAAAAGAATTCAGATATTTTACAATAGAGCTAACTCCGAGACTTCCATACTCTCTTTATTTTCACATTTTAATTAATATTAAGCCTGTAAATCAATTCTATGTTAATTACTAAGTTTCTCATACATTTCATTAAAATGCTTAACATTCTCGTTATTAAATTCCTTTAATTTTTTCAACTTACCTTTATAATCTAAATTTAAATCTTCTATAGTCTTGTGTTCTTCTTCATTTAATTCAGTATCTTCAATTTTACTATCAGTACATTCCGCATCCTTAATTAAAGCATCTTTAAACTTTCTTTCAGCTTTTTTGGCTTCTTCGAATAAAAAATTTAAACTCTTATAAAACTCTTTATATAATTCTTTATTTTGTAGTCCTTTATCACTTATTTTTTCTAACATTTTTTCTGAAATTTCAAATTGCAAAGATCTATATTCTTTTACATCATTATTTAGTGTAGGTTGATGTGTATAAATCATATAACGTTCTAATAACATAATTATTCCTTCATCATTTACATCTTTCCCATCTGCAAAGTACACAATTACCTTTTTAGCATCAAATAATTTGAATAGTTCTTTTTTCTCATGCCTCATATGTCTTTCTTTTAACCCACCTTTTCCTGTAGCTTTTCCTATGTATATTACTTCCTCTTCTTCATCAATTATTGCATATAATCCGATACGAACAGGTAACTCTTTATATACCTTATCATGCCATTTTATGGTTTCCCCTTCTGAAAATTCTATTGAAAGCTCCTCAAGCCTGTTTCCAAACTGCAGTTTCCCTAAAAATTCACCTTCACCCTTTATTGTAATTACACTTATCTCTCTTTCATTGGACATTTGATTTCCCCCTCAGTTTATACATGCAACAAATATAACCTTTTAATTAACATAATACTATATTAATTAATTCCATATATATAAAACCTCACAGTCCTCTCAGCAACAATTGCAGAAGAGGCTCTCATTAACCTGTCTTGCTATTTTCTTTTCAGCACGTTCTATCATAGATTGTACCGTACTACATGTAATATCTAGGTATCTTGCAATCTCCCTGTATGTTAAACAATACCCTCGAGACATGAGGTATACTTCTTTCTCCCGCTCAGTTAACAACGATAACGCATCTTCTAACCTAACCTTATCCCATTCACCAATTGCGTATTCTTGTTGATGATTATCCCACTCATATAAATTATCATCCATGCTACGAAAATATCTTTGCATCAGTAATGGATCACATGCTCTTTCTCTTTGATACGCAGCTAACCTTTCAACCCCTCTACGATTTCCCGGTCTTCTCGCTTTTTTCATCCATTCTAAGGAATAAGAAATGTCGCTAATCATATCAGTGAGAATCTTTACATCTTCCTCTTTAGCATCCTTCTGTGCTTCTCTTAATTGCTTTAAAGCCGTATTATATTGTTTAATCAAATCCTGCATAATCTATTCCCTCCTTATAAACAAAAAAGAACACCGTATATAGACTGTACTTCTCTACATAACAGTGTTCTTTTATTACTTTCATATTTAATTTCTACGCTTCTCTCACTACACAAGTAACTTACTACTTATACAGTCAGAGAAACGGAAAACCGTTCCTCATAGACACAAATCTGTAAGTGTAGCTGATGCTTCTAATTAGTTTGGTAAAGTTCAAGAGAGAAATAAAGTGTTGAGGTGCCCCACGCCTCTTTGAACCGAGGAAAGTATGATTAGCAATTGGACATTCGGAAGGAACATCCTCGGCTCAAAGAGAGGTGTAACCCTCTCCCCCGTTGGTCGGACCCTTACTTACGTTTATTCGTGAGTAAACTATAATTAATTGCCCTAACCCGAGCAATTTAGATAAATTAAGAAACAACATACAGTACCATTTCCGTGGCAGTTCTTACTACACTTCTTATGATACAAGAATATTTATAATATTTCTTATCAATTTTTTATCAAAAAGAAATCACCTAATTAGGTGATTTCTTTTTGATAATTATAGTATACATGACCTTTAAACATCCGCTTCAACTTCAACCATTTCAGAATATTGAATCCCAACTTCATCACGTATAGCCTCATACACATCTAATTCATCCTTGGGGTCCTCCACTGAAATTACAACTGCAAAATCTTGTTCATAATCCTCAGGAATTCCCCATCTATGAGACATTCTCAACTCAACATACCAAAGACCAGAGTCTACGGAAGATCTTTGGAATTGTTTTTCTAGCCGAATCACAGGATGATATTTTTCTTTATATGATTGGCCTTCTAAACCACCTATTCCCGTTTGAACTTGAATTTTCTCTCCTTCACCATTTTTTTTATATAAATTAGCATTTATATGTACTAATACATAATCACTTTGCTTTCTTCTATCTACCTTTGGATCCCACACAATAGTTACTCTAACTCTTACTTTATCTCGCCCTCTTCCAGAAAGATTTCCTGTAAGAATACTAGGAACCCAAAAAGGTATTTCATAATATGTTTGTTGAGTTAATGTCCCCTCATGAACGTATGTCGCTCTACTCCTTAAAGACTCCATACATTGCTGTATATTAGGAATACCGAATCCTAAATGCTCCCTTATATTTTCCCTCGGATAATTATAGGACTCCTGTGGGATATCAGAAAAATGAATTAAAAGTCCCTTTACTAAATTATGTGACGCACCTGGTATTTTATCAAACAATTCCGCAGCATAAGAAGCAATGATTGGTGCTGCATAACTTGTACCATTTCCATAAGTAATATGTTGATCCACTGTACTCATTGCCACTGCTTGAATAGATGGATCACTCTGGCCCGATCGAGTAACATTTCCACCATCCGCGACTATATCCGGTTTCAAGCTATTATTAAACCCTGGTCCTCTTCTAGAGAATGGTGAAGGATGATTAATTTCACCTAATGAACCGGGGCTATTCTTTTTTACTATTGACCCTACACAAAGAGAAAGAAAAGATTCTCCAGGAGGTAAAATTCTTGTTTCATCAAATGCAAAGTGCCCTGGATATCCATGTGCTCTTAAGTACCTATATAAATATGTACTATCTATATTACCAGCTGAAACTACAAACAGTACACCATATGTTCTACTTAAAATATCAAGTTCTTCTGCGAAGGCACTAACTTGTACGTCACTTAGAGTAGTCCCTCCTGTATTTTGATCTACTAAACCTATGGACAAATTGTATACCTTAACATTCTCATAGTATTTCCCTACTATTCTACGAATCTCTCTAATAAGCTCACTATTTGTGAAATCCATACTATTCCCTTGATCATCCTTACCAAAAATACGAACATCTAAAACTTTTGCAAATGCAGTTAAGTTTCCTCTTCCTAGGTCCCCTTCAATATTATCTCGAAAAACAACGCGACTGGCCACAAAAGTACCATGACTGGTATCATATTGATTCGCGATTACACCATCCATATTATTGATAGTATACGGGCTAATCAATTGATTATTCTGAGAAACACCTGTATCAAATATACAGACCACCGCATTACCTGTAGAATCGTTTACTCTCAAATCATTCAATTCGGTAGGTCTATTTTGAATCGTAGATAGTGCAATCTGCCAATTAGCTTCTACAAGCCGAACAGAACTAAACTTTTGTACTATAGTACGCACAGTATTAGCTTTTAAATCAGCTTCAATTATGACAGATCCATTAGAATGATTATATGAATCCACTATGTTTTCTTCTGCGTTTATCACACTTTTAATTTGTTCTAGGAAACCATAGCTTTGAATCTCTTCTGGTAAATCCGAAAATGATTCAATAACTACCTTAAGTTGTCTCTCTGGCTCCCCCTCAATAATGTCCCTAATTTCATTTGAAACCTTATCTAATGGATTAACGACTTTGATTTCTTCTAAAAAAGAAAAATAACTCTTGCCACTATGTTCCTCTGTTGTAGCATATACATCTAATCGTTCTTGTAAAACTCCAATATCTTGAGTCTTAATTACACCATATCCAACAGAATCACTAATCATATCTAAAATGTGTATTCGCGAATTTTCCTTTAAGTTATTATATCTGTCTTTTAATTTTTCTTTATCTGCTAAATGAACCTCTATAAACGCCCTATCTTTAACAATATCTTCACTTGCACTCTGATATTGAATAACCTGTTGTATATTACCAATTAAATACTGCCCATGAGTATAATAATCTGCTCGTCTGTATGTAGATCCCCCTCCACCAAAATTTGTTGGGTTTTTACTAACACTATCTGGATTAATTCTAAGATGCGGTCTTCCGCTACTCCCTCGATTTTCATTCATTACGCTCTACATCACCTTTCAATTTCTTATGAAGAGTTGATTTTGGAATATCCATAATATTACTTAGATATGCTAAAGTGAAAATCCTACTTTCATCTCGTAACTTCCTCGAAATTTCAACTTTTTTCTGTAAAGATAATCCTTCTAAATCTAACAATTTTAATATTTCTTCAACAATTAGTGGGTATACTCGTATTTCTTTATCAGCTTCAATAACCCATCTTCTAATTCCATTTTCTACACCTTTAATAATATTAGCAGGTGAGAAGTGCTCTGTAATTTCTCCTATACTTGTTATCCATCCATTATCTAATTTTATTTTGCTTTTGATCAGAGTATTTTCTATAACTGTAATCCGTTCCTTTTGAGAAGGAAGTTTAAACTCAATTATGCCGTCAAACCGTCTCCATAAAGCTTTATCTAATAATTTCTCATGATTAGTACAAGCTATAACAAGCGATTGAGCCGAAAGGTTATCTAAATTTTGTAAAAGAGAAATCACAATTCGTTTTAATTCACCTAGCTCTCGACTGTCATCTCTCATTTTTCCAATAGCATCCAATTCATCAATTAATAATAGACACGGACGACTATTCGCAAACTTAAAAATTTTCCCTAAGTTCGATCCTGTTTTGCCCAAAAATGAAGAAACTACTGAATCAAAATTAATATATACTACTTCTAGATTTAATTCGTTAGCTATTGCATAGGCTGTAAAAGTTTTCCCCGTACCCGGAAGTCCATAAAATAATACTTTACTTTGAGGTACTAAATTAAATTTCGCAAGCTTCTCTTTATTCTTCCACTGGCTAATAATATTCCCAATAGAATCTAATACGTTATCCCCTAAAATGACTTGTTCTAATTTTATAGTCGATTTTCTTAATTCGAAAAAATTATCATCATCATTTTTGGAACTGAGATTTGAAATAGATTTATTTGTTTGAAATCTGTTTATCGGCTCTAAAGTTAAAGAATTCGGGACTATTTTACTGGATTTTGGGCTTGGTTTTTCTAGAGCTTCTCTCATTTTCATAGCTATTTTAAAATTTCCTTTTGTTTCTTCAAATTTTATTAGATCATAACAATCTTTTACAAAGCCTTCATAATCTTCTGTTGCAAACGAATGAATCATACTAATAATATAATTACTTTTGGACATAAAAACGCTCCTTTTAATACTATATAAACAAACTAATATCCATATTTTAAAAGGATTATACCACATTTTTGTCCACGATATGCAAGAAAACAGGATTTAGGGATATTCTCCACATCAATCACAATACATAATTATATAGATGTTAATTAATATATAAAGATTTTTCATTTAATCAATAGTCTATGCCACCTCTACAACTCATTTTTTATTATTTGAACTTCAATAATTTCACCCGAATGTGCCCTCAACTGTTCAATAGCTATCTTCCGCGCATGTTCTTCACTATCTATCAAAGACACCCCTTGCGACATCGAACTCCAAAACTCATATCCACAATCCTCCATCCACCTATAAACTTCCGTTGTATACAAACCATCTTTTCGTTTTATTATTTGAACTTTATATTGTTTACTTGGTGAAAAATATTCTCTCACAACTTGTTCCACTTAAATTCCCTCCTAATAAAAGAACTGCTATCCCAAAGATAGCAGCCCCTTCAAATCGTTATAATTAAATATATAATAAAAAATAAAAAACCGCTACAACAAGCGGTTCTCATCCTTCTACCTCTATTCCCAGCTTATAAGCAAGTTCACACAAAGCCCTATTCCTCTTCCTATAATAATCTGGCTGTGACATATTCAACATCCTACACATCTTTATCCAACTAGGCTTCTCTCTCCCAAGATAAGCTAACTCAATAAGCTGCTTATCCCACACATTCAGCTTCTCTACACCTTTTCGTATTTCTTGAATATAGTTGATTCGTTCTAAAACTGTTTTACTCATTCCAATCACCTTGCCATTTTGTACACGCCCTATATCTCTTTCATCTATACTTGATAAAAATAAGTGATACTTTTTCAAAGCTTGAAGCACATTCTTTTTCGTCTGCTCTTTATTAAGAACAGGTAGGGCAATATCCAACATACTCTCACTCCTTTACCATTTTCAAAAATGTATCCAGTGGCATAACTACCAACCACGGTTTTCTATCTGCTTTTATTGCTAATGCATCTGGCTGTTCACGTTCATCCTCTAACCAGTTATATAACGTCTTGAATCCTTCTTTCCTCGCTTTTACTTCCCATTCAAGACCTAAACCCTTCACATCGTTTGAGTAGCCATCCATCGCACCAGAGAGCGGTACACGAGCACCACCTATCAAACTAGCAAATTCTCTTTCACGTCTCATTCCTTTATCTCTTTGACTTTTTCCCATTTATAAATCTCCATTTCTCTAATAGGATTATTTTATTAAGTTTCTACAAAATGGTAATTAATATATAATTAAATTATTAAAATATTAGGTGGTGATACAAATGACTGATACAATCCGAATTATCCTGTTCACTCTTGTAGGAATAAGTGCCGTATTTTCTGTAATTAAAGAGTTTCAAAAACCAGAAAAAAATAAATTTTGGATTACATTTGAATCTTTAATTCTGATTGGGGCAGCCTGGATGTTAATAGGGATTATCATGTAACCTACATAATTAGTAAATCCACCTTGAATAAAACTCACTATCCCGTCAATACTGTAGATAACCCATTTCTTAATCATATTCCATGATTGGAAAGGCAGTTAGCTTTTGCTAGCTGCTCTTTTATTTGTAACCTTGTTAGGCTTCTGTTACTTTCCACTTCCGAAAAACTCGCCTACCCACTTTTCAACTTTTACAACTTCTTGCCTTAATTGCTCTGCCAACTCTGCGATTTCAGCTTGAGCACCTTTCCCTTTTCGACGCTTATTATAAAAATCTAAAAGTCCCCTCAAGTTAACTGTTAAGACTAAATTAGTTGTTGCTGCGTTTGGCAGTACACTGCGAGCATCCTCAGCAGGAATTCCTAATGTTCTAAGCAAATCATAATCACTTTGTATTTTGTACATCATTTCGTTGTAAGCTTTAACTACTTGTTCTCCTTTTGCTTTAACCGTTTCAGGCACTACAAAATCAAAGCCACCTATCTTATCATCGCTTCCCATGCGTACATATCTTTGAGACTGGACTGAGTAACTGAATCCTACACGATGACGTGTTAACTGTGTAAGTAATGCTCTGCTAACTCCTTCTACTGCGAAGGTGTATGTTAGATGTTCCAGTGTTGAAGTATGACCCGAACCTACAATATGTCTAATGAGCCGATCCACTTCTTTTCCACCTTTTCCATCAGTTGCTTTTCCTTTGAAATACTTCTCTCCCTCTAAAGCTACAATCCTACTAGGTTTATTTGGCGAGTAGCACGTACGAATTGCTGATAAGGCTACCACTTGTCCATGAGTAGGATCAAACCCTTCCTCTCCAACACCGGATACAAGAGATAAATAATTAACAAATTCCTCAGATAATTGCGTATGTGCTAGTAGCTTTACATCCATATTTAATTTCTCCATTTCTTAATAAATTTGTACCCTCGTTAGACAAGTTTTTCATAACAAACCTTCAATTTTTGCTATCGCCTCAAATATAGGATAGATCTGTTGCGGGACCACTGCATTGCCCAAGAATCTCAATCTATCTTCGTCCAATCTTGTGGCAGTCCCATCATCCATTCCACAAATCGCGGGTTGATTTTCTTCCCAATATGTTCTGGAAAGTGTTCCCCGATTGATCCCGGTAGTGTTTTCCCATGTTTCCCATTTGTTTCTGAAGGGCACAATTCTCGAATCGGTTTGTAATTTTGACTTGTCGTTGGAGTAGCCAACAATAAATGTCCGGTATCTTTGATGTGGCGCGCCGACACTGACAGCCGGAAATACGAACGTCCTTGTCGAGTAGTGTTCTTCTTCCAAGTCGGAGAGCACGGTGTCCAAGCCCATCGTGATGTGTCCAGCAACATTTTCTCCAACAAACCAAGTGGGTCGGAGTTCTTTAATAAGTCGCAAGACTTCTGGCCATAACCATCTTTCGTCTTCTGCACCTCTTCGCTTCCCAACAAGACTTTCCCCCTGACAGGGATATCCTGCTGAAATAACTCCAATTGAATCAACGTCAACACCTCCATCTCTTAATGATTGTTTCGTAAGTTTATATAAATCCAGGAAAATAGGAATGTTAGGATAGTTCTTTCTAAGTACGTTTTGATTAAATTCTTCTATTTCACAAAAGGCTACTGTTTCAATCCCAGCCCAATCCGCTGCCATGCTTATTCCTGCAATTCCAGAACATAGATCTAGCATTTTCATTTCCTATTCCCCTTTGTTTTAAAATAGCGTTTTTGTTGAAATTCAACTTCAATTCACTTTGATTATGGTATAATCTGTATAATTCATTTTTTCAAGAAAGGCTAAAACAATGAGAAAATACTTTGGTTTCATTTCAATGTTTTTAACTGCATTCTTATTTTTCGGTTCATTTTCTAGATATGTACACTTTGGTTCTTTAACTGGTATTTTTATACTATCTATCTCAATTGTTTTAGCTATTCTTGCTCCGAAAGGAGATACAGCGAAAAAAATCACTTTTGCTATTTTAATAATTTTAGGTATTTTAATTGCTTGCGCACTAATTATTGGTGCTATTATTGGTGCGGGAATGGCTGAATCGCAACTACAACATTTGAAATAATTCTTTTTCTCTCAAATAAGGATTTTGTTCTAAATACAATTGTTGATATTTTCATTTTCCATTCCCCTTTGTTCATAATTTTGTAAAACATATACACAAGTTTGTATGTTAAACTAAACTCATTCGAAGAAGTCATTCGTTATTAATTGAATCAATGATTCTTAATATCCCATCCCCCGCCCTAGCCCCCCTGCTAGGGCTTTTTTATTGTTCAAATAACTATTTTATTCCATTTTGATTTATCATTTATCCATTCAATGTATAATGAACTAAATACTTTAAGAAACGAGGTTACTGCTTTGAATCATAACGAAATAAAAGAAATCATTATTACATTACTAAAACCAATCGTGAAAAACTTAGTTGACGGTAATCTTTCTATACTATCGGCTAATGGCCAAATAGAGCCTGAATTAACAGAACAAGATATTCTAGAAGAAATAAACTTTTACCCAGGCACTATGACTCTTCCACCAGATAATGCTTATCATAATTGGGATGAAACTATACATCTCTTCGAAAAAGATAAACAAATCAAAATCAAAAACCTGAAACTTACCTACCATCTTGATTTTGATTTGTTTTTTGATAATGAACTAAGCGACTTAACTCTTCAATGCAATATTTATGAAGATAATCATTCAAACTTATCTATCAAAATCGAAAATCTCCACGTACTTTAATAATTACAGAGCAGCTATTAATAGTTGCTTTTTTATTTAAAATAACGCTTTTATTTAGTTTTCTTCCTCTACAGGCTACATTGCTTCTAATTGAACTGACATAACTACATAATGTTGTTCATTACATTTTTTACAAAAACCATGATAATGTTCATCGTTAACGTTCCCTTTTGCACGCACCTCTGTACGGTTAAAAGAATCGCAATGTTTGCAATACCACTTCACTATTATTGTTTCAATCATTTAAATCTCTCCATTTCTTAATAAAATTCAAATTTGATTAATATCCGTTATCCTGTCTCTCAAAGTTTTCCGCATTCTTCTCCTTATACGAATCAATGACGTCCTCATAAGTAAATCCATACAAATAGCAAATACGAAAGAAAATGCCAAACGCTCTTCTCAAATGCCCCATCGTTGTGGTTAAATCTCTGTACTGACACCATGCCCTTTTTGCAGTCAACACATCTTGCATGTACCATTCGAACAGCATATTTACATTACTTGTATCTTTTCTCATAATCGATTGCATACTGAATGATGGAATAAGTTCATGTCTCCATGTACATTTATCTAATTCAATTACTATATTCATAAGAAAATGGAGACCATCGATTAACTCTTCTAATAGTCCATTCTTTGGAACTCCAAATCCTGTACTCCACATCTTAAATGCTCGAGTTTCGTTCCATGCTTCACTGATTTCCACCAGTAATGCACGAAACAACATATCCATTTTGTCATTTCCTTTATATCCAATTCGTTTATCCAGTTCTTTTTGCATTTCAAATAGTTCCGTAATATCAAAGTTTTGTTTCTTCTCTTCAGATGTAATCGTGTGTAACTGAATCATTATAAGTTCACTCCAAGTTTGTATTTTAGTAAGAATATAGTCACACTGATTAAAAGCCAGCTGACTAAAATGATCGCCATTTCCTTTTTAAAGCTCACTCTTCTCCCTCCAACATTTCCACTAACTCCTCAAACGAGCATTCGAACAAATCTCGAAGCCCGTCCTTGGATTTATAAATACCTCTATCAATCAGTTGATCTATGATGTGTTGATGCAAAATTACCCCACCATGTCCTCGACACAAAATTGTAATTCCATACTTTTTGCGGGAAAGTAATTTACTGGAGCATCTTTCTCATTAATTGCTACACAGCCTAAAACACCCTCAAATTTATTATCTTCAGTCTGAACAATTACTTTATGTAGGACGTCTTCACGTTCACAAATATCACCTAATTTAAACTCGTCCATTTTACGGTCCTTCTTATAAAACATCATGAAGCGCCCAAATTCTTCTAACTCTTCATCTGTTGCCTTTCGGAATGTACGTCCCTGATATCTTTTGAAAGAACATCCATTTTCATAGAAACGATATTCCCCTACTTTTAATCCCATGATTAAGTAATACTTAGTTTGAGTTTCCTCTTTTAAAATTCCGTACCATTTCCCATTTGAGCTTTCCATTACAAACATTTCACCGCACTCTAAATTCAATGGCTTCTCATAATCTACAAATTCGTTTTCAAAAAAGAAATTCATACCGATTGCAGATGGTACAATACGTTGGCTACTAATACCCAAAACCTCATGCTTACCTTTTTTTAATGTGTGTGCAAAAAAACCATCTTTTTCTTTAATCCAATTTGTTTTCATTCTTTCAATTGCTTCAAACCCTGTATATGTTTTCATTCTTTCCCCTTCGCTTTCTTTAACATTTCTTCAATCCGTTTTCCCGTTGTATTTTTATAGTCCTCACATGTCCATTCAGCGTTGTTTGTCGGAGACGGTGTAAATACCATTCCCCAACTACTAACGCTTGAAATATGGACATAAGGACGAATTACAGTAATGGTCATAGAAGCTTATCCCTATTTTGTTTCTCTAAAAGAGTAGCTGATAATACCATTGAACTAGCTTCTTTACATTTACGGCATAAAGCATGAAAATCTTTATCCATACACCCTCCATTTGGATGCACTTCTAAACGATTATGTGCATCACAATGTCCGCAATACCATTTCACAATTATTGTCTCTATCATTAAAAACTCCCCTTTACATCATCTTAAAAAGGTAACTTTCTTTTCCGCTTATCTCTTGTAAACTTAAACTCAATATGCCTGTATGTGTTGAACATACGAGATGTAATACGCTCATCGTAAGCTTTTATAACAGCTTCACCTGTTAGGTTTGTTGTAATGATTGTTTTCTTTCCCTGTCTTCCATCAAAGACTTTAAACAGTACACGATTCACAAATGCAGTTGCCTTCGGATCAGCAGCATCCATATCACCTAGTTCCGCACCTAAGTCATCAATCACTAATAAATCTGCATTAATTAGTAAATTAACAATGCTATGCTCAGATTGCTCAGATTGCCCATTGAACGTAGAACGTATATAGTCAAACAGTTCTGATACAGAAACATAAAGAACAGTTCCTGCGCTATTCTCATTCATTTCATGAGCAATTGAATAGGCAAGATGACTTTTACCAGCACCCACTTTTCCAACTAGAATTAAATTAAACCTCACATCATTTAAATAATCTTCAAGTGCTTGTTTTGCTAAAGTGTAATTCTTTTCATCTTCTTCACAATCAGATTTAAAAGTTGAGAACCTAGCAAGTTTAATTGTTTCATCTTTAATCAAGCTCTTATCGTAAAACATACTTTTACGTTTTCTCTGTTCCTTCTCATCTCGAAATACATTCATTTCAGCTTCTAACTTTTGATTGTCTTCTGCCAACTTACATACTGGACAAACTACTTCATCATTTATCTTCATGTATCTAACAGTACGTTTACGTTCTTTTTTACAAACCTCACATGTATCAGAAAGGAAGATCATCTTCTTCGAAAGGGTCTTTGCTATATCTGTTACCTTTATTAGAGCCATGTTTTCCTTCCACCTTTCCTTGTTGTAAATAGCTTTCAAACTTTGTACCAAATAATGTTTCTGGTCTTAGGTACTTTGCTTGTTCCGCCCTTAGCCATTCTCTAGCTTTTGTATCAATCACAGTTTTAAAGTCATCCACAGTGAATCCTTCTACTAATCTAGTTTTAATCAATGTTTGTGTTTTCTTTGATGTTAAACGGTAACTACTACCACACACGTCGTTGAGATAGTTTACTATCTCGACTATATATTCTTTAATCTCTGATGTAGTCTCTGTGTTAGTCTCTGGTATTGGTTTACCCAAATTGGGTACATCCATTTGCCCATTTTGGGTAGACCGTCTACCCAAGTTGGGTACATCGTTTGTGGATTCTAACAAACGGAGTTTTTCATAATTAATGGAATACCATTTCGTCTTATCAAACTTAGCTCGATTATAATTGCCTATAACAAGAAGCTGTTCATCTTCTAAATTCTTTACAATACGTCTAATGGTGTTCTCACTCCAAAACGGAAATTGTTTAACCCATTCTGCCACACTGTTATATACCCAGTTTCTTTCATCATAAAAATGCTTAGATCTATTTAGCCAATAATGTATCTGTTGTAGAAATATCGCCTCATTTAAACCAATTCTGCTTGCCAGTCCTGGAAGAACAAGTAATGGTTCTTCATGAATTAATAAATTACTCATCTCTTCACCTTCCTCATAACAACTTCATAGTAGAATCCACGGTCACGATCCATCACAAGGCAACTTTTAAACAGATGAGGATTTTCATCATTTCTATGTTTAATTGTTTCTAACACCTTTCGAATAGGAAATAAATAATCAAACCCTTCATTCTCTAAACGACGACAGCGCTTAAGTAATTCAGATAACCTTTTATCACGCAAATATCGAGTTCCTAGATTTCTATTCAAAGCTAGTGGCATTGATCCATCTCTTACTACCGTTTTCATTTCAGTCACCCACCTATTGTGCTTACTGTTGCTTTTCTTTCGCTTCGTTCTTTTCAGCTTTAGATAGTGCTCGTTCTATTGACCAACCTCTATACAGCCTTGTTCGAACAGTTGCATAAGGTATTCCTAGAATTTCACATGCCTTTGTTATCGGCAATTTTTCTCCATTTATTTCTACAAGACGATTGCTCCTTCTGTTTAACGCCTGTTCTTGAGGCGTAGCCCATCTACAATTCTCTTTGGAATACCCTAAATTGTTGTCAATTCTATCTATAGAAAGTGAATCAGAATAGCCATCTTTCATATCCTCATAAAAGTTAAGGAATTCTTTCCATCTATTGCACACAGAGATGCCTCTACCACCGCATCTGTTATAATTAGAAGCATTTTCATCTGTACATCTTTGAACCATAGAGGCCCAAATGGTATAAATCCTTGTATATCTGAGATTGTGTTTTACTGAATTATATTTCCGAAGACATCCACAACTTCGGGTTTTTCTAAGGATCAAACAACTTTTACAAACAACCTTTTCATTTCCACATTCACATCTGCAAAGGATAGTTCTTGGTTTCGAATGTCCTCCCTTAAATTCTTTAATAGCGATCAACTTTCCAAACTTTTTACCGACTACATTATTTTCTTTCATTGTTTTTGCCTCCTAACATATTTTTATAGCCTCCTAGAATGGCATACTGCCATACGGTTTATTAGTTAATATGGTAATCACATAATTCTATATCTAACTTTCTACAAGTATCTGCTTCCTGTGCGGATATAAGTTTCAAGCTACTTACAGCCTTTTCAACCTGCTTTTGTAGTAATTGATTTTCTATTGGCTCTTCCACGTATTCACCCCATGTGATATACTGACTTTGGATTTGTTTTTCAATGGAACCCACTGCTATGGGTTTCTTTTTATTTATATAAAACTTTTTGAATAACATCCTCTTTAATTCCAACCTCTCGCATACGCTCTACAACAAGTTGAACTCTATCATTCTCTTTCTTTTTAAATATCAATTCCTTTAATTGCTTATCACACTCTTTGGCCTTTTCTCCACATACCTCATACTCTTTACAAGTCTCATAGAATTCTTTAGTTTTACCCTCTACATTTTTCTTACTTGCAATGCGAGTTAACAAAAATTGATTCTTTATGTAGTTCTCCTTCTTATTACGTAGTGATTTCGCTAACTCAGCATCCTCGGGTAGCACCAAATTTTCAATTCCCACTAGATCCACCTGCCTTTTTAAAAAGAGCATTTAAACATACAAACCTATTCTCAATTAATCGACGCTGCTTTTTATTTGGTAATTTATAATGAGCTAGTAGTCTAAGATAATCTGATACTTTTACATTGTTGTAATCAATTGTAAACATCATTAATCCATCCTTTCCTCTGCCCATTCAACTAAAAATGCTTGTACTTGTTTTGCTGGGAAATACCATTTCTTACCCACTTTGAATTTTGGGAACCGTGGGTCAAAGAAGAACTGATCCTGAATTGTATTCCACGACATACATACACGCTTTTTAAGTTCCTTAGTATCCCAAAAGGCTAACTCGGCATCGTACTCTTTAACCCTCTTTTGAATTTCTTCCACACATAATTCCTTCACAACATTTTCGTCTATTTGAACATTGAACATAATTATTCCCTCCTTATTTTTAAACCATTGGTCTCCAGCCATTTATAAAGTTCAAAGCTTCCTCGAAATCTTTCTTCAAAATGTCCCTGTAACTATTCACATTGAATGCATCTTTCAAATTACGTCCTAGTAATCCGAATAGCTTGCGAGTAGAATCATGTACTTCTATATCTACATGGCCGTTCTCCCATAAAAAATAAATCCGTTTGGCTTTTGTTTTTTCAATTACTCTTTGCTGTCCGTAATCTACCGTTAATTGTTTTTCAACTACCTGCTCTAATGAGGAAACTCTTTTATTTAAGTTACTAGTTCCTGCTGCTATCAACTCGATTTGTCCAAATGTATCCCCAGGAATTTGCATTCTTTTTTCGATGTGTTCTTTCATTCTTTTAAACTCTCGTAAAAACTCTACTTTCATTTTCATTGCCTCTGAAGTCACATAGGACATTGCTACAATTGCAAATGCATCTTCTGTTAATAAATATTTTTTATACCATTGTTTGTTCTGAGGATGTTGATACTGGGTCTGCCCAAAGTTGAGCACCCCCCACTCTGCTTCATTTGCTTCTGCCAACTTTTCTAATTGCACTTCAATATCACGATTTACATTTTTGTGTTCTTTCCCAAACATTTCAGCAACAGTTAAGCTATCTGTTACAACCTCTCCATTGTTTTCAAAAACTAGTACATTATTTTGTAGTTTGTCACTCACTAACGCTAATTTCCCCATTATGAAACCTCCTTTTTATTTTTCTCAGACCAACATGCCACTAAAAAGAACTTAAAGTTCGATTTGTTACTAAAAAAAATATCATCGATATTCATATCAAAAAACTTTGCAATCTTCTTAGCCGTTTCCATTGAAGGCGTTCTTTCTTTTTGATCAATCATTCGAATATATCGTTCAGTAACTCCACAGTAACTTGCAATTTCTTTATATAAGTTTTTTTGTGGGTAGTTTATTTTGTTTTTCATTTAGTCACCTCCAAAAAGAACTATATGTTCTAAATACAGATTACAGAACTTTTTGTTCTATGTCAATGCAAAAAGGAACAATTTGTGCTAAACTTTTTCTAAAGTGAACAATTAGTTCAATTAGAGAGGTGAACAATATGATAGGTCTTAGAATAAAATCTTTACGAAAAAAAGAAAATTTAACACAAAAACAGCTCGCTGAAAAAATCGGAGTATCCCAAAGGATGATAGGCTACTATGAATCAGAAGAAAGATTCCCTCCACATGATGTCCTAAGTAAATTAGCTGATTGTTTTTCAGTTTCTGCTGACTATTTACTAGGACGAGCTGTTACAGACCAACCCAAAGAGCAATTAACACAGAAAGATGAAAAAGACATAGCAAAAAGAATGGAAGAAATAAAAAAAGATCTTCAAGGCGAAGACGGATTAATGTTCTCTGGTGAGCCTATGAGTGAAGAAGCCGTAGAATCTTTATTAGATGCAATGGAATACATCGTGAAACAAACTAAAGTAATCAATAAAAAATACGTTCCTAAGAAATATCGTAATACCGACGATAACTGATGCGAGCTTAGGAGGGAAAATATTGAAATTCGTCATAAGAGATCTAGTCCAACAACTTTGCACAAAACACAACACGAATAACCCCTATGAGCTTGCAGATTGTTTAAAGATAAATGTACTAACTTGGGATCTACACGAAGAAATAAACGGATTTTATAAATATGAAAAAAGAAATCGTTACATCGTTATTAATAATCATTTGTCTCCATCCATGCAAAGAACTGTTTGTGCGCATGAATTAGGACATGCAATCCTACACACTCATGCAAACACACCTTTTCTGCGTAAGAATACATTCTTTTCAGTTGATAAATTAGAGATAGAAGCAAATACGTTTGCTGCGCTTTTGTTAATTGATAAAAAGACCATTCAACCTGGTGATACAAAAGCATGTATAGCATACAAAAATAACATTCCAATTGAACTGTTAGAATTTTATAAGCCTTACTAAAAGGAGGTGAGACATTTTGATTATTGATTTAAACGCTGAACGAGAAAAACGAAAGAAATCCACCGTCAAACAAGAAGAAATGATTAAGATACCTATCGTTACAAAAATCTATACAGTAGATGATGAAATAAAATATGAAGTTTCGGGTTATAAAGAGACTCCTGTGAAGTGATTGGATGAGTAATCTAGCCACTTTACAATTATAAGGAAAGAGGGAATGTTATAATGGCGAGCTTCAGAAAATTCGGAGATGTTTGGGAATTCCGAGTAAGGTTTAAAGACCCTTATACTCAAAAATACAAAGAAAAATCAAAACGTGGATTTAAGACGAAAAAAGAAGCACAACTTGCGGCTGCTGAAGAAGAGAAAAAATTATTAAACGGTTTAGAAGTTGAAATTACTCCTACTTCGTTAAAACATTACCTTAGAGACTGGTTAAAATTATTTAAGCAAGACAATGTAAGGAAAAACACTTTTATCTTGCATGAACGTAACATCGAAAAACATCTTATCCCCTACTTTCAAAACATGAACCTAAAAGAACTCAAACCAATGATGTATCAAAAATTTATTAACTCCTTAACTGATCAGGGGTACAGTAAACGAACTGTTCAAATTATCCACGGCACAATGAACAATGCTATGAAAAAGGCTGTTAGCTTAAAAAAAATCGAAAACAATCCTTGTGAAGAAGTAGTTATTTCAAATAAGAACAACAAAGAAAGAGAAGGGCTAAAATACATGCGTAGTGAAGACATTCCCCTTTTCTTAAAGGCTTCTTATCAATACAACTATATTTATTACATCTTTTTCAAGGCACTCCTGAATACTGGTATGCGTAAAGGTGAAGCTGCTGCTTTACAATGGAAAGACATAAATTTAAAAGAACATACGATAACTATTTCTAGAACATTGGATTTTACAGCTAAAACAAAAGAAGAATTATTTGGAGATACAAAAACATTTACTTCTAAACGTACTATCATGATTCCTAAAACATTAGTCGATGAATTGCTAGCACATAAAAAATGGCAAAATGCTAATAAGCTTGTTTTACAAGATGCATATGAACATGAATTAGATTTAGTCTTTTCAAGAGTAGATGGAAATTTCTTGCCGAAGTCAACATTATTCAATGCATTCTCACGCATACTTAAGAAAGCAAATTTACCTAAATTAGAAATACATTCATTACGACACACCCACGCGGTTCTTTTATTAGAGTCTGGTGCAAGTATGAAATACATTCAAGATCGACTAGGACATAAGAGTATAGAAATCACTGCTAACGTTTATTCTCATATTAGCGACAAAATTAATAAGGATTCTATTTCGGGGTTTGAAGCTTATATGAATAATGTATTGGGGTAA